CCTTAGGTCAAACATGCGTGGTAAAAGATTTGCTCAGGGTGCAGTGTTAGGTGCGTTTACACAAGAACAAAGAATGGGTACTGGTATAGCTTTTAGTGACTATGTTGACCAAGGCATGAACACTAAACAAGATGCTATAGATTCTCTTTTACAAGGTACTGTTTTTGGTGCTGTAGGGTTAGGGGCTGAAGCTGCAACAGTAGGCACAACTTTAAAAGCCTTTAAAAGACCGGGTAGAGTCAAGAAACAACAAATAGGAGATGACCCCTTTAAGTTTGATCCTATACCTCCAGGCAGTGCTTTTAAAGACTTTGCTTCTATAACTGCTGTTACAGCAGCAGGGGAAGGGCTTGCCGAACTTTTACAAGAAGAGTTATCCGTACAGCAAAAATTTAGAATAGACGATACTTACACGAAAGCTCAAGCAAGGATAGATAGAGTAAATGCTTTATTTGCAGGTCTTATGGGTGGTGTAGGTGTTGGTGGCGGCTTGGGTGCTGGTACAGCTGTTATGAATAAAGCCAGGAATATGTCGCAAAGGAACGCAGCTGAACGAGAAATGATGCGTATTTTTTCTAACAAAGAAACAGCCGCAGCACTGGGCGCAGTTATGGGTGAACGTGCAGGAGCCATAGAAACGCAGTTTGACTTTGTACAAAATGAAAACAATCCAGCAGACAGTGTTTTTGTACCTATTGAAGCGAAGGCAGAGTTTGCAAAGGTACAAGCAAATATAGAAAAAATGTTTGAGGGTAAAGAGTTGTTTAGTGTATCAACTCCAGTAGGAGCTTTCTTTACTACAGACCAACGTAAAGCTGGCAGGTTAGCAAACATAATGGATAGTGGTTATAAATACGACACTGGTGTTTTAGAGGACTTTTTATCAGGAGCGCTTGGCTACAGTAGGACTAGAGACCCAAAAGATAATGCGGTAGTAGGTGTTTTTGATAACGAGAAACAAGAGTTTACTAAATACCAATCTGCTCAGTCAGACAACCCGACTGATATGAAACAAGCTGAAAATGCTATGAAAATGGTAAGAGGTGCTATGGATCCTAAAAGGTACACCATAGAAACTCAAAGCTTGGCCCAACATAGAAGATTTAGACAAGAAGGATTACCAAAAGATGCCGACGTACTAAAAGCTACAAAACAAGCATTTGAAACTGACTCTGGGGAAATGAACACAAGTGACGATGATGCTGGGGTAGAAGGCGATAGAGGTCAAATAAATTTAGATGTTACTGCAGCAAATATTGATATTAAAAAAGGACTAGTTACTGATAAACCAGCGCGTCCAAAACGTTTAGACCAAGATGTAGCAGTAGAGGTAGAAAAACCAACAAGGCCAGGTATTTTAAAACAAGATGCTACCCCTGAACAAAAACAAGCATACAAGATAGCAATTAGACGATATCAAGAACAGCTAAAGGTATACAACGCTTCACAAGCTGAACAAATAAGATTTGCAAAAGAATCTGAAACTTATAGAAAAGCATTAGGCCAATACAAACAATCTCAAGAACTACAAGAACAGTTTGATACTTACCTAAGACAAGAATATAGACTACCAATAAATTTTAATGAACTTGTAACTTTTGTAAACGAGGCTGCGCTAGTTACTAAAAAAGGCCTAGACGTATTAGGCGATAAAAATAGTAACAGAAGAAAAGATTTTGTAAGAATATATGGAGAGTTAGTAAACGCAGAAAAAAATGCTGGTGCTCTTACAGCAGCCGATAGAGCTTACTTACAAAGAATAAATTCAGGTAACCTTGCCAACATGGCTATGGAACTAGAACTAGTTTTAGATGAAATAGCTGAAGAAGGTACCCAAATGCAACAGTCAGACTCTATTGATAGCAGTCTAGCTAGAGATGAGTTTGGTAGTAGAAGTTTAGATAATGTACCTCTTGTAGGCGTTAGTGAAATTTTAAATAGAACTAACGTTACTATTGATATGCAAAAACCTAACCCTAAAGATTTTAAAGGTGGCATAAATAATAAAGCTTACAAAAAAGAATTAGCTACTTTTAACCAACAACAAAAAGAAGCAAAAGGGCCACTAAAAGAAGCAGACCCTATTGTTATGTCAAAGAAAGGTTCTGGTACTGCACAGAATCCATTTGTAGACCCTAAAACAGATAAAGGGTTTCAGATATCTAAAGACGACCCTAAAGCAGATGGTCGTTCTATAGCTGGTTTGAACACTTACATACATACAACCTTAAAAACAGAATTTAATGAACAAAAACCTTTCTTATCAAAACGTGCTGTAGAAACTTTTAGAAAAAAAGCAAAAATAGAAAGAGAAAATACAAAGGGCACCGGCTTTTTAAGGTTTGTAGAAGTAAGAGACTTGCAAGCTTTCCGTACAGCTACTGCAGCTAACGAATCATTTACATCGCCAGAAAGAAATGTAAAAACAAAAAGATTTGTTATAGTCAGAATGAAACCCGATGCAGAACAGTTTAGAGAGATTACTAGAGAAAACGTAGACACATTTAGAAACGTACGTGCAGATTTACAAATACGATTAGATCAAGCAAACGCAAGAACTAGGGGTAAAAACTACAATACACCTATACACTTCAAATTACAGAACTTAAACAAAGAAGCTAAAAGTCAAAAACCTATTAATATAGACATAGCAGTTTTACTAGAAGGTATATCTACTATATCCAAAGTACAGCAAAGAAGACAGCCACAGGAGTATGCAAACCAGGGTGCACAAAGACTTAACGCTTTGTTAGATGCGATAGACATACTACAAGAAAACAACTTTAAGCTACAGTATTACCCAGAAGGTGTAACCTTTGAAAACACTTTTTATGATATGACATCTAAGAAAAAAGGTAGAGGGAAACCAGATGTACAACTTGGCTATGCTCTAGACCATTTAATTTCTACACCAGATGGAGCAGGTGCAGGTATGCTAAAAATTACCATACCTAAAAGAATAGAGGGAGACTTTATAAAAGAAGTACAATATTTTACAAGAGAATTTGGCTTACCTAGGCTGGCCAGTAATTTCTTTAGCTCTGATAAATTTGCAAAAATAAACGTACCATTAATTGACCTAGTAGACCAAAGAGAGGCCTCTGCTTTAATTCCTGCTGTAAACAAAAAGTTTTTAACGCCTTTGCTACAGGATTTAGAACTAAATGAAGATGGTACGCCTAAAACCATGCAAGATATGACACTAAATGAACTAGAAACACTTATGGAAAGAGCTGAAGATGCTATGACTGTTAGACACTCTGCTGTAGATGTAAGTTATAACTCGAAAGCTCCAGGAGAACTTAAAAAAATATACGGTGTAGTAAGAGCTCAAGACCAAACACTTTTAAGGTTTTTAAGTGAAGTAGGTAAAGTTGTAAATGCTATAAATAAACAAGACTTAAGAAATAACCCAGGCATGAGAGATGATTCTGGTCAATCAATAATATCTGGAACTTCTGGGGGAACTATAAACAGAGAAGCAGAAATAGGCACCTATATAGATGATATTGCAGCTATTGACATGGAGAGACAGACACCTTCTTTAGATGAAACTGGTTTATACATGACAGACGATGTTAGTGCAGGGCAGCCAGTAGATAACACAAATACAAAAGGAGATGTCCAAGACAACGATGTATTCCAAAACTACCAAGCACAGCAAGGAAAAGAATTTGTAGGTAGAGATAGGTATGCTGATATGAGCAGAGGCATACCACCTAAATTTAAGGACAATACAAAATATAAAAGTGTAACAGTTGTAGACTTCCGAGAAAAAATATTACAGAAAGAAAAGAAGTTAGCAGGAAAAGAGTATAAAAGACCAGAACAAAGAAGACAAAACTTACCGTTTAGAAAACAAATAATAACAAATCTACTAGCCGGGGCTAGGAATCTAGGCCTAACTACAAACTTACATATAATATCTGCAGAGACAGGTTTTAGTGACTCTGCTTTAAAAACAAGTATAAAAAATAGTATTGATCAAAAGCAGTTTGAAGACATAAGGACTGATCTAAATAAACAAAAAGATAAGTTAGCTAAAACATTACAGTACGCTGATTTTGATATTATCTTAATGAAAACAAATGCAAACGTATCAGAAGGACAGTACTATAGCGCTTTCTTAAAGGAACTAGGTAATTCATTAACTTTCCAAGAATTAGAAAAAAGTTTAAAAGTACCCGCTACCAGAAAGAAACTATTACAGGCGTACGAAAAAATAAGAGAAAGCGAAGGTGCACCAGAGACATACACTGATAATGAAACAGGATTTGAAAATTTTGCTGCAGACCAGTTTGGTATAGCTATAAGAAAAGAACTAGGCCTAGAAGTAGATGGCAAAGCTTATGACCAAATGAATGGTCCTGCTAAAGCTTGGTTTACGCGTTTAGCTAAATCACAAAAGAAAATGTTTGACCAGAGCAAAACTTATAGAAAAAGAACAGAAGTAGATGAGTCTTTTCAAGAGTATGCAGCTGAACTCCAGGAAAAATTAGTTAATCCAGCTAATCAACAAGCATCCTATACAGATAAAGCTAGCATAGAAACTATGATAGACAGCATACTTGGGCCAGAAACAGCTAGTGATAAACAAATTAGAAAGGCTATGGAACAAGCAGGTAAGATATTTAGAAGTAAAAAATTACCTACGTGGATGCAAAAAATATTCCTTACTGCTGACACTAGACTTAGGAACTATGGCCCCATAGGTGTACAGATAGCAGACTTTTTTAACCAAGACCCTAGAACTGTATCTGAGTCTGGTAGGGCAGGTATATTTACTTTAAAAACTAGAAGAGCAAATGCTATGCACAACAAGGTTGCTAAAATTCTAGGTGTTGAAGATGGTTGGATTTACTCATCTCTAACAGACGAGCAAAGACAGGTAGTAAATGAAGCAGCAGATGATACAAAAAGTACTAGGGACTTAAGTCCAAAAGCACAAGAACTAAGAAACTACCTAGAAGAAGTATATGATGACTTAGGGTTAGAAAGATACGGCATAGATAAAAGAAAGAATTTCTTCCCTCGTGTAGTTGCAGTTGCTGAAATAGCCGGTAACGAAAACCTACAAATAGTAGCTAAACAATTGTTAAAAGAAGCTAATCCTAAAGCTACAGACTTAGAAATACACGACGCAGTAAATGGTATTGTAAAGTTAGGTAGTGGTGAGTTGGACTTTAACCCACAAGATAAAATAGACATAGGCATGATGCAAGAAAGGAAAAAGCTATGGTCTAATGTAACTAATAAACAGTTAATTGATTCTGGCTTAGCTTTACCCGCAGAAGTAGGTTTACAACAATACCTAGATAAATTAGCTTTAAAATATGAGTTTGAGCAGTCAGACGGGGTAGAAAAATTAAACGGCCTAATTGAACAACTAAAACCAGCAGAACAAACAGACGCAAGAAACATAATTGATTCTATGTTTGGTAAGACACCTCCTATAGATAAGGGTTGGTTAAAACTAGCAAACAATGTTTTACTTCCAGTAAATATAATAACCTTATTAGCTTTTACTGTATTAGCTTCTTTACAAGATACAGCGGGGCCAGTACTAAGGTCTAGAGGTACAGCCAAGATAAGTGATATAGCTAGTGTTATAAAAACTATGGTAAAAGATCCTACTGAAGCTGCTGATTTAGCAAGAGAAGTAGGAGTAATAGGCGTAGATGCTATGTCTAGCTTCTTTATATTTGCTGGTGAACAGAACTTTATGAATCAGACTGCTAAAGGCGTATCTGACACTTGGTTTAGGGTAACTCTTTTAGAAGCTTATACTAAGTTTACTAGAGTATTTGCTACGGGCATGGGTACAAGATTCTTACAAGACAGCGCACGAAAAGCACAAAAAGGTGATAGTACAGCGCAACTGTATTTAAAAGAACTAAACGTAACAGCAGAACAAGTATTAGCTTGGGAAGAAGGTAAAGCAGATGCAGCTACAAGAGAAAAAGTAAATGAAGCGTTAGCTCAGTTTGTAGATGAATCTATAGTTAGACCAAACCCAGCGCAAAGACCTACCTATGCTAACAACCCTAGGTATGCACTCATATGGCAGCTTAAATCATTCTTCTACGCATACGGCAAAACTATTGTATTCCCAACGCTAAAAGAATCACATAGAAACTTTGTTAACCAGGGGGCGGGTGCAGCAGCTATGCCTTTACTAATGATGGCGGGTATTTTGGTACCTATTACTATGCTAGGTTTAGAAATCAGAGAGCTAACTAAATATTTACTAGCCGAGTTACTACCCGGTATTGATGGAGATGACCCTGGAGTAAATTACTTTAAAACAAACAGCATGAGTACTGGTCAATATATGACAGAGATAATAGATAGAAGTGGCATGCTAGGTCCTTTTGCTTTAGCATTACCTATATTCTCTGCAAGGCATAGGTATGGTCAACCTTTCTGGGTACCGCCTTTAGGACCTGCAGCAGAAAAAATATATGATGGTATAACTTGGGACTGGAGAGCAGCTGATTACATACCAGGATATAGTCAGCTAGACACTAGGAACCTAGGGAGGTAAAATTAATTATGGCTTACTCAGACACAATAAAATTCGTAGTAGGAGATACACTACCGTCTTTAGAGTTTACTCTAAAAGACAGCAATACTGCTGCTACTGGTTTGACATTAGACACAGAAAACTCAGATACATGGGCGCCAATAGACTTAGGTGGTGGCTCTGTAAAACTTAGAATACGAGAGGTCGGACAAACTACACTGATCAAAACAATAACCGGCACGATAGCAGATGCAGATAACGGCAAAGTAACTTGTGCTATTCCAAGTGGAACTTGGACTACAGCAGGAACGTTTGAAGGCGAGATAGAATACACTACTTCAGGAGGAGGTATACATACTGTTCAGGACTTGATTAAGTTCAAGGTCAGAGACGACTTTGATTAATGTCTAAGTTAAAGAGTATAGTCTCATTCGTCGATCTCAAAGGTGAGGTCGCACACGTTGACCTACGGGGTCAAGTTTCTCACGTTCAATTAAAATTTGCAGACCTATATTTAAATCCAGACACTGTAGATAGAATACTTTCCGATAGCTTTAGTATGACCGAAGCTTTGGTCTACACTATATCAAAAGACATACGACCAGAAGTTTTCTTCATGGATGAAGAACACGCTATTGAGCTTTCCAAACCTTTTGCAGACAGCCTTGGTATAACAGAAAGCATAGACATACTTAGAACTTTTGGTAGAAGCTTTGCTGACACAGCTACTATGTCAGATACACCTGTCGTGTCATTCTCTGGGGCACATACGGATACCGTGTCCGTAGCAGAAATATTAAACTATGCTATGGATAAAGCCCTATCTGATACAGCTAGTATGTCAGATAGCCCATCTTTAGAACCTAACTTAGCCAAAACAGATAGTGTTAGCATGTCAGAAGTCTTCTCTAGGGTAGTTATTTTTGAACGTTCATTTAGTGATGCTATAACATTAGACGATAGAACTTCTTTATCAGATCCATTAGCTACTGACGTAGCAGCAGACAAAACAAATGTTATGTCTATATCTGATGTACTTACGTACGATTGGGCTAAAGCCAGGACTGACACGTTTAATATGGTAGAGAGCCATGCTATAGACTTTGTTCCAGGGGGTTATACAGATTCATTTAGTTTTGCTGACAGCGAAACAATAGATACAAGTTTAAGTAAATCTGATAGCTTTAGTTTTGTAGATAGTGAAACGCTATCTACTGCTTTAGGTAAATCAGATAACTTTAGTTTTACAGATAACCAAGCGTTATCTACCAGTTTAAACAAGTCTGATAGTGTTAGTTTTGCTGATGCACAAGCATTGGCTAATGCTATGGCTAAATCAGACAGTTTAAATATTACCGAAACTCATTCATTTAGTCTTGGTAAATCAGCACAAGATAGTGCTACAATAAGTGAGTCGATAAGTATTCTAAATGCTAATAGACAAAGCGCTCTGAATGCGTCGGCTTTAAATAGTAATACACTTAACTAGGAGAAATTATGTTAAATGACGGCTTAAAATTAACAGGTAAATTAACAATTGCCCTCAATGATGAGATCGTTCAAGAAGTTCCTAACTTAGTTGTTACTGCAGGAAAAGGATACGTAGCTAGTAGAATCAAAGATGCTTCTGCTACAGCTATGTCCCACATGGCGATTGGTACTGGGTCAACAGCAGCAGCTGCTTCTCAAACTGCTTTAGGCAGTGAGTCAGCTAGAACTGGTTTGACATCTACAACTGTATCAGGTGCTGACATTGTTTATGTCGACACTTTTGCAGCTGGAACAGGTACAGGCGCTATAACAGAAGCTGGTATTTTTAATGCTTCTTCTGGTGGAACTATGTTATGTAGAACCGTTTTCTCAGTAGTTAACAAAGGTGCTTCAGACGCTATGACAATTACCTGGACGGTAACTGTTTCGTAATATAAAGGAGATGTAAGTTGGCTATTGTTTTTAAGAACAATGCGACTACAGCCCTATCGGGTAACATAACCAATAGTGCCACAAGTATAGGTGTCACAGATGGTTCAGTTTTCCCATCGTTAAATAGCGGAGAGTCGTTTTTTGTTACGTTCGATGACGGAACAAATAAAGAAATTGTAAAAGTTACCGGTAGAAGCGGTAACACACTTACCGTCACACGTGCACAAGACGGTACTTCCGCACGCGCATTTTCACAAAACGACGCTGTAGACTTACGTCTAACAGCCGCAGTCTTAGAAGCTTTTCCTCAGTTAGATGGAAATTCACAAACCGGTACTATTGATGTTACCGGTGTCAAAATAGATGGCGATACTATTATAGATGGCTCTGGTAATTGGCAAGGCCCAAGTAGTGGTATTAAAGGCGAAGTAGGTCCTACTGGTTCTACAGGTTCTACTGGTCCACAAGGTGCAAAAGGCGAAGTCGGTGCTGCTGGTCCAACTGGTCCAACTGGTCCTACTGGTGCAGATGGCCCTACCGGTCCAAATGGTCCTACCGGCCCTACAGGTGCAAAAGGTGAAGTAGGTGTTACTGGATCTGATGGTTCGGACGGTGCTAAAGGAGCTACCGGAGCAACAGGCCCGACAGGACCAACTGGTACAGCTGGAGCAAAAGGTGCTACAGGTTCTAAAGGTGAAGTAGGTGTTACTGGCTCAACAGGTGATAAAGGAGCCACTGGAGCAACAGGCCCAGGTGGTCCAACAGGTGATAAAGGCGCAACAGGAGGCACCGGTCCAACAGGCCCATCTGGTAATGATGGTTCGGACGGAGCTAAAGGCGCAACCGGTGCAACTGGCCCGCAAGGAGATAAAGGTGCCACAGGAGCAACTGGCGGTACTGGCCCAACAGGCGGCACTGGCCCAACAGGTCCTACGGGACAAAAAGGTGAAGTAGGTGCAACTGGCCCAGGAGGCTCAGCTGGTAGTGATGGCGCAGATGGCGCTGCTGGTGCAAAAGGTGCCACTGGAGCTACAGGCCCAACGGGTCCACAGGGTGATAAAGGTGCAACAGGAGCAGCAGGTGACAAAGGAGCCACAGGTGCAGGCGGACCAACAGGCCCAACAGGCGGCACAGGTCCAACGGGAGGTACCGGAGATAAAGGTCAAAAAGGTGAAGTAGGTGTTACTGGTAACACAGGTCCATCTGGTGGTGACGGTTCCGACGGAGCTAAAGGTGCCACAGGGGCAACCGGCCCGACAGGACCAACAGGTGCTAAAGGTCAAAAAGGTGAAATAGGTGCTACTGGCCCTACTGGTCCAGGTGGTAGTGACGGAGATGACGGAGCTGCTGGAGCTAAAGGTGCTACGGGGGCAACAGGTCCAACAGGCCCTACTGGTGATAAAGGTGCAACTGGAGCTACAGGCCTAACGGGTGCTAAGGGACAAAAAGGTGAAGTAGGAGCTACTGGTGGTACAGGTCCAACTGGCCCTACAGGCCCATCAGGTGGAGATGGCTCTGATGGTTCAAAAGGTGCAACCGGTGCAACCGGCCCAACAGGTCCAACAGGTCCAGATGGTTCTGATGGCGCAAAAGGTGCGACAGGAGCTACAGGTCCTACAGGTCCTACAGGAGACAAAGGAGCAACGGGTGCTGCTGGAGCTAAAGGTCAAAAAGGTGAAATAGGTGCAACAGGACCTACTGGCCCACAAGGTTCTAAAGGTGCAACAGGTTCACAAGGACCTACAGGTAGTACTGGTACTGGTATTACAATGGAAGGTCAAGTTGCTCAGACAAGTAACTTACCATCTTCAGGCAACACAAAAGGTGATGCTTATATAGTACAAGCAGACGACAGTTTACATATTTGGGATGGTTCAGCATGGGTAAGTGGTGGATCAATACAGGGTCCTACTGGATCTACAGGTTCTCAAGGCGCTAAAGGTGCAACCGGTGCAACGGGTGGCACTGGCCCAACAGGGCCACAAGGAGACAAAGGTGCAACTGGTGCCCAAGGTCCTACAGGTAATACAGGCGGAACTGGTCCTACTGGACCAGGTGGAGCAAAAGGTGCTACTGGCGCAAAAGGAGCTACAGGTGCTGGTGGTTCTACAGGTTCTGCAGGTGCAAAAGGAGCAACTGGAGCAGGGGGACCAACAGGTAGTACAGGCCCAACCGGACCTACTGGACCTACTGGACCAGCAGGCGATGATGGTAGTGACGGAGCTAAAGGTGCAACAGGTACAGCTGGATCAAAAGGTGCGACAGGAGCAACTGGACCGACCGGACCTACAGGTTCTAAAGGTCAAAAAGGTGAAGTAGGAGCTACAGGTGGTACAGGACCAACTGGTTCTACTGGACCAGCTGGTGGAGACGGTTCTGATGGTGCGAAAGGAGCAACAGGAGCTACTGGTGGTACAGGTCCAACAGGACAGAAGGGAGCTACGGGTGCTACAGGACCTGCAGGTAGTAATGGTTCTAACGGGGCTAAAGGTCAAAAAGGTGAGGTAGGGTCAACAGGTCCTACAGGCGGTACTGGTCCAACAGGCCCAGGCGGAGCGAAAGGTGCTACTGGAGCAGGAGGCCCAACAGGCCCAGGCGGTGCAAAAGGTGCCACAGGGGCAACCGGCCCAGGCGGAAGCGCTGGAGCAAAAGGTGCTACAGGTGCTACTGGACCAACAGGTAGTACTGGTTCTACTGGATCACAAGGAGCTAAAGGTCAGAAGGGTCAAAAAGGCGAAATAGGTGGTACAGGGCCAACGGGTGGTACAGGACCAACAGGTCAAAAAGGTGCAACTGGTGCAGGCGGGTCTACAGGCCCAACAGGATCAGCAGGTGCTAAAGGTGCAACCGGTGGTACAGGTCCAACAGGATCAGCAGGTGCCAAAGGTGCAACCGGCGCAGGTGGATCAACAGGACCACAAGGACAAAAAGGAGCAACTGGAGCAGGCGGATCAACTGGACCTACAGGAGCTAAAGGAGCAACTGGAGCAGGCGGATCAACTGGACCTACAGGCCCAGGCGGTTCAGCAGGTGCTAAAGGTCAAAAAGGTGAAATAGGTGGAACAGGTGGAACAGGCCCAACAGGACCTACAGGCCCAACTGGCCCAGGAGGAGCTAAAGGTGCTACTGGATCAACAGGACCTACAGGGCCAGGCGGAGGAACTGGGCCTACAGGACCTAAGGGTCAAAAAGGACAAGCAGGTGGAACAGGTCCAACTGGTGGAACAGGACCTACAGGTGGCACAGGACCTAAGGGTCAAAAAGGTGCTACAGGTGGAACAGGGCCTACTGGGCCAGGCGGTGGCACAGGACCTACTGGACCTAAGGGTCAAAAAGGTGCAACTGGAGCTACAGGACCGGGCGGAGGAACAGGACCTACTGGTGGTACAGGACCTACTGGTGCTAAAGGTCAAAAAGGACAAGCAGGTGGAACAGGTGGAACAGGTGCAACAGGGCCTAAAGGACAAAAAGGACAAGCAGGTGGCACAGGTGGTACAGGGCCAACAGGACCAACAGGACCAGGTGGTGGTACAGGTCCTAAAGGGCAAAAAGGTGCAGCAGGTAGTAATGGTAGTAATGGTGGAACAGGACCTACAGGACCAACCGGACCTACAGGACCAACCGGACCTACAGGCCCAGGCATAAGCTCAAGTTCAAATACACAGTTAAACTCAATAGGTGTAGGTACAGGAGCGTCTGGAACTACAGGTGAGGTAAGAGCTACAAACAATATTACTGCTTACTACTCAGATGAAAGACTAAAAGAGTTTGAAGGGCCTATAGATAACGCACTTGAAAAAGTATTACAGCTAACAGGTTACTATTACAAAGAGAATGAACTAGCTAAAGAGTTAGGTTATGATAATGAAAGAAGACAGGTAGGTCTTAGTGCGCAAGATGTTAAGAAAGTCTTGCCAGAAGTTATAACCGAAGCTCCAATAGACGATCAGTATCTAACAGTATGGTATGATAAACTCATACCATTGCTTATAGAAGCTATAAAGGAGTTAGCTGACAAAGACTAAAACACAGGAGGTGTTATGAATTCAATTTGGCAGATGTGGCAAGGGGGTGTTGACCCTACAGTTTGCGACAGAATAATTTTAGAGTGCGAACAATTACAACCTATGGAAGCCGTCATAGGGGATGGTCGTAATATAGAACAATCACTAAATACACAGGTTAGACGTTCTGAAGTACGATGGGCAGGTCATATAGGTTGGATAAAAAACTTAGTACAAGACTTTGCTTCTCGTGCTAATAAACAAGCGTTTGGTTTTGATATATCATTCTTAGAAGACATCCAATACACTATCTACAATGGCACTGATGAAGGCTACTACGATTGGCACTTTGATACATTCTGGGGTAACAGCACAGCCTTTGATAGAAAAATAAGTCTAATTATACAACTCAGTAATCCTAGTGAGTATGAAGGTGGCGAGTTTTTGATAGACAAACAATACGAACAACCAGATCCAATGCAACTTAAAACACGAGGAACCGTGCTTTGCTTTCCATCACCTATACGACATACAGTAAAACCAGTAACTAGTGGCGTGCGTAAATCTTTAGTAGCCTGGATAGAAGGACCGAAATTTAAATGATTGTAGTAGTAGATAAAGTTTTTTACCCTGCAACTCTAGAGACTATAAACAACGAGAACAAACATACTTACTTTAAAAAAGAAGAAGAACATGACAACGCTATAGTTGCTAGACGTCTTATGAATACAGCAGCTAATTATTTTAACTTTAATAACCAAGTAGGGTATGACATATGGTTTCATAGAAATGGTATGCCAGATTGGCACCAAGACAGAGATGAACAAACCTTTTTTAAAACAGGACAAAGCCACTTTCCTATATGCTCTATAGTCTTTTATCCACATGTAAAAGATTTAGTAGGTGGTGAGCTTATATTTAAAAACAACATGCGTATAACACCAGTGTCAAATAGACTTGTCATGTTTGGTCCTGGACTAGAACACAAAGTTACACCTATACAAAGTGGAGAAAGAGTGTCTATGAATATAAACTCCTGGAACTATGATATAGAAGTAGCCACGGAATTTAACTAATGAAAAAATTTGTAATAAACCTAAAGAGTAGACCTGAACGTAAACAACACTTTATAGATAAAAACCCAACCTTAGAAGACTATACTTTTGTAGAAGCTGTAGATGGTTTGACTCAAAATTTATCTGAATATAAAACTAGGCCAGGGTGGATAGACCCATTCCAGAGCAGAGGTATTGTACCTACAGAAATAGCTTGTTTTCTATCTCATAGAGAGATGTGGAAAAAATGTGCGCAACTAGATGAACCTATTTATGTAATAGAAGATGATGCAATCATAAATGTAGATAGATGGGATGAACCTTTTTATGACCGCACCATAGGGTATTGGGACTTTTTGTATTTACAACGCAATGAAAACGAACCAGAAAATACTATAAAAGTATCTGACAGGCTAGAAAGACCTTGGTACCCATACAATACAACTGCGTATGTGATCTCACCAAAAGGTGCACGAAAGCTGTTAAATACTAATATACTAGAAGAAGGTATAATACCAGTAGACGAATACATACCTGAACAAATCAGAAACGCTAGTCTTATGGCACTTGCTTTACAAGAAGACTCTTGCAATCAAGCTACTAGAGATGTGCTACCTTCTGATATACGTAACGATAGGAGAGATATGACTATACATGTAATAACAATTGGCACAGACGATAGCAAAATGCAAAAGCTATATGATTCTGCGGCTAAACACGATATAAAAATACAGAACTGGGGCTCAGGTGTTGAGTGGAGAGGGTCAGATATGACAGGGCCAGGTGGTGGTCAGAAAGTAAATATACTAAAGTCTAATATAAACATTCTTCCGGACACGGATATTTTACTTTTTACAGATTCGTACGACGTTTTTTACGCAGACAACTTAGAAACAATTAAAGAAAGATACTTGGATATGGGCCATAAGGTACTTTTTTCTGCAGAAGAAGTATGCTGGCCCGATCCTAGTTTAGGCAATCAGTTTCCTTCCGTACACACCAGATACAGATATCTTAACTCTGGTACGTTTATAGGTGAGGTAGGAGAAATAAAAAAGATACTAGATCACAATGTTATAGAAGATCATCAAGATGACCAATTGTTTTACCAACAAGCATACCTAGAAGGTCTATATGATATCGGTCTTGATGTAGAAGCTTACATCTTTCAATGCCACGAACCTAATATAACTACGCTAGGCAAGCAGTTACATAACCAAGAAACTACTTGCTGTCCTTGTATATACCATGGTAACGGTGATGACTCTGCAAAAGATAACTTTGAACGTATCTACAAAGAGATGTACCCACAATACAACTTGTTTCATACACCTACCCACAACTATGAAGTCATAGAAAAAGACATGATATTGATAGATTTTATGTCAGAACATCAGTGCCAAAGACTTATAGAACTAGCAGAACAAAATGCAGAGTGGAAAAGTTTACCTAACGACACTTATCCTGCACAAGAGATAAGACTAAAACAACTTAATATTTACCAAGAGTTAGAAGAACACTGGCAAAAACATGTCAAACCTATAATAGAACCTTATTGGAATCCTATGGTTGTAGAGGGCGTAAGAGATGCGTTTATGTTGAAGTATTCTACTGATTCACAAACAAAACTAGCGCTACACCATGACTCATCGCATGTAACTGGTTCAGTAAAATTAAATAAAAACTACAAAGGTGGCGAGTTATTCTTCCCTAGACAGGGTATAAGCAATGCTGATATACCTGTAGGTAAACTGCTTTTGTTTCCAGGACAAGTTACGCACCCGCACGAATGTGTCGAACTTACTGAAGGCACTAAGTACAGTCTTACTATATGGTCACAAAGGTACAAAGGCGATATACTGTAGGAATGTACACAGCAACACAGCTTACACAAGATGACATACATACTCTCTACGAACAACGTATCTTACAAGATCTAGTTTTAAATTCTAGAGAGTATATAAATAGGGGTACTTATGCTTATCCAGGGATAGATGCTACTCCAGAACAAATAGCAGCAGCTAGCGATGAATCACATACTGAAGAATGGCTTAATATATGCCTGGGGGCTTTGTCTCAACCAGGAGGTGTTATCTTAGCTACTTATGTAAATGACTATCTTGTATCTCTATTTATGGGATTTATTAATGATGATGGCGAGTATCATTTGTGTAACTGTTTGTTTAGACCAGATGCAGATGGCACGAAAGGTTTTTTATTTGTGCCTGAATATCATAATGTTTTAGGTAAATTAGAAAAATCTTTAGGTGCTACTGTAGCTTATACTTATGTAGATATAGGTTCTCCTATACATGACAGCTTAGCATCTTGGATAAACTATTTTAAAGACATGGAAGAGTCCAATGTAAAAAATTGGAGCAGCATGGTAAACTTAGGGGAAGTTACTCAAGATTATGCTGTACCTGAAGGTGCAACAATGCCGGGTATAAAGGATAGTTATAGCTGTACTTTTACAAAATACAAGATGGAGTATTACTAATGCCCTTTTTTACAAGTGAAAATATAGATAATGCAGAATTAGCATCTACCTACCGTACACCTCAACAGGGTGTATCAGCTAAGTCTAATTCTAATGTAGCTTTATCTGACTACAGACTTATGACCACAACAAGAAATGGTGCTGTAGGCAATGCTGTCAATCATCCTCAATCCACAACTATAGCTTATTCGGATCTTGCAGATACCTGTGGTCTTACGGGTGTAACCACATCAGCAACTACTGGATCAACTAAAGGACAGACAACCACTACTTACCATGGTGTTTTTACTTCTGGTTCTAAACTGCTTATATCAGGGTTAACTAACAGTACGGCGCAAGGTTTTTTTGGTTTGGGTGCAACAAATGGTGCTTCTACCCCTGCTGGAGCTTCTGGAACTAATGTCCGGAACGGAAACTTTCAAGTAGCTAGTTTTCCATCCGTTACTAATGGAGTAACGAATATTGCAGGTATGGGGTCTAAAAGTGCTCCTCTTGGCGGTGGTACTCTGTATTTTGTAGTATCTAACTCTGGGTATCAGGTAAGTGCTCCACCAGAAAACTGTTGGACTACAATACGCGTACGAAACCTTAACCCAAATGGGTATTACCAAGTCACCCTTAGTGGTACTACTTATACTTTTTACAATTCTACAGATACTTTTAACAGGTCTGATGGCTGGACTAGTTTTACTTCTGGTACTAGTAGAGTATTTCAAGCTAGTTATTCTGGTGGTTTTACAAGCGGAACCTACGCTAGCAACACTACTTTCGTTTACAACAAACCTTGTATAGTTGAGATCATATAACATATAATCTATCTATGGCCACGGTTAAAGAAACATTAGCAAAGATTGAAGCGCACGAAAGAGAGTGCAACATTCGATATTCTGCTATTGAAAAACGCTTAGACAAAGGAGACGCTAAGTTTGACCGTATGGACACTAAGTTCACCACAATGATTATAGGTGTGTATCTACTTATCATTGGGTCTAATCTATTATAGGAGGTAATCATGGCAAAAGCCGAAAAGCAAGTACCACAAGTAATCAACTTTGATGGTAAACAATACGATATATCTAAAATGACTGAGCGCGTAGCCGAGCAGTTTAACATGTTAGTTAGACTACAAAGCGAGTGGCAGGATGCTAGTTTTAACCTTAAGAAGGTAGAAGCAGCACAGAAAACCGTTGTCACAGAACTGCAAGTCTTTATGAAAGAAGATAACATCAAAGCAGTAGACGACAGGATAATAACCCCATGAATATAGAATTACTAAAAGAAGAGATTAAAAGACACGAAGGTGAGGTTTTAGAGATATACAAAGATAGTCTAGGCTACAAAACACTTGGCGTAGGCCATCTTTGCCAACCTAACGATCCTGAATATAACTGGGAAGTAGGCACACCAGTTACTCAAGAAGTAGTAGACATGTATTATGAGGATGATTTTATTAAACATCTAGATGAAACATTGCATGTGTTTGGTAAGGAAGAAGATTTTTATAACCTGCCCGAAAATATTCAACACGTGTTGGTAAATATGTGTTTTAATCTAGGAGGGACTAGGCTTTCTAAGTTCCGCAACATGCTAGCAGCATGCAGAGAGCATGATTGGAAAAGGATGGCTGCTGAAATGGAAGACAGCAGATGGTTTAATCAAGTAGGAAGAAGGAGTCGAGAACTGCAGAAGTCAGTTCTGAATACTGTATAATGAACAAATGGCATATATTAAACTTAATACTTTTGGAGGGCTCGCTCCTAAAGCTTCACCACGTCTCTTAAAGGATGAACTAGCTACAGTAGCTACGGATGTAAACCTTGAGAGTGGTCGTTTAGTGCCTATCAGAGATAACTCTGACACTTTAACTCTTTCTAATTCCAACAGACAATCTATATTTAAATACACCGATAACCCAGAACGTTGGCTACAGTTTGATGAAGATGTAGATGTCGTGCGTAGTCCTATACCAGGAGATACTAACGACACGATATACTGGTCAGGTCAATCTTTTCCTAAAATGGGTAGAAGTTCTGATGTTATAGGTGGTAGTGTATTTCCAAATGCTGGTTATCGATTAGGTATTCCTGCCCCAACTGCAGCTCCCACAGTGGCAGTAGGTGGGGGTACCACCCTCAATATAACAATAACAACTACTAATGAAAGTTCTACTATAACTGTTACTACTGCATCAGCTCATGGCGCTTCAGTAGATGACTACATAACAATTGCAAATGTAACAGGTACGATAGGTGGTATAGCCGCCTCTGATATAAACGGTACCTTTAGGATAAGAACAGTTCCTAGTGATACTACAGTTACAGTTATTTTATCTGCAGCTGCTACTTCTGGTGTTACTAGTAGCTCTATATCAAATGGTGCTAGCTTTGGTGAAAATTCAGATGCAGAATTAGATTACGATACTAGCTTTGTATATACTTTTGTATCTGCATATGGAGAAGAAGGTCCACCATCACCAGCTTCTGCTGTTATAACTACAGATGATAATATGTCTGTAAACCTATCTAGTTTAGAAACATCTACAAGTATTACTAATACAAACTTATCAAAGAAAAGAATATACAGGTCTAATACAGGTTCTAATACAACAGAGTTTCAGTTCGTAGCAGAGCTTGCTTTGTCAGCTACATCTTACACGGACACTTCTAAAAACAGCGAGCTAGCTGAAGTTATACCTTCTAGTGATTGGATTGCACCACCAGATGATAATACGTCTTTATATCCAGACGGACCTATGAAAGGCTTATTAGCCTTGGGCAACGGTACTTTTGCTGGGTTTACTGGCAATAGAATATGTTTTAGTGAAGCGTATCAACCGCACGCTTGGCCTGCTAATTACAGAATAGGTATAGAAGAAAAAATTGTTGGCATGAAAGCCACTTCTAATGGTCTAATTGTTACTACAGAAGGTCCACCTTATCTAGTAACAGGTACAGATCCATCTGCTATGGTAGCTATAAAAATAGAAACAGCAGAAGCCGGACTAAGTAAAAGGTCTATGGTAGATATGGGAGAGTCTGTTTATTATGCTGGCCCTAACGGCCTTATGGTTGCAGCAGGTGCAACAGCACAAAACTTAACAGAAGGTTTAATAACACCAGAACAATGGCAAGCTAATTATTACCCTTCTACTATTACAGGTTTTTATTGGCAAGGCAGATATGTAGGTTTCTACAATACAGGCTCTGGTTTTGGTGGTTTTATATTCGACCCCCGACAAGGTACAAATGCCCTAGTAGATTTAGATGCAAATGCTTTGATACGTGGCGGTTTTACTGATCCAGATGACAACCAGCTATATTTAATAGTAGGTAACAAAATTAAAAAGTTCCAAGGCAGCACTAACAACCTTACGTACAATTGGAAGAGTAAAGAGTTTGCAGTTGCACGGCATACAAGTTTTGGTTTTGCAAAGGTAGATGCAGAAGCTTATCCAGTAACACTAAAAGTATATGGAGATAATAGTGTTATCTATAATGCTACTATTTCTACGAGCGGTAGTGGTTATAGTGTAACGGGAACTACTCCTAGTTTTAGTGCCACAGCTATACCTGAACCAGTAGTGCGTTTACCAGCAAGTGTACATAAAACTTTTGCTTTTGAAGTAGAGTCTGCAAAAGTTATAAATGAGGTATGCCTAGGAGAGTCTATTGTAGAGCTTAAGGGTGTGTAATGGCTAAAACTAAACTACCTGCTCTTAAGAACATACCACCTAAAACTGATAGAGAGCTAAAGCTTGCTTTAGATGCAATTAAAGAAGCCTTAGAAGTAAGACTAGGCCAACGTGGTGACCCACTAGATAGAGCTGTTACTCTCAGAGAGTTAGAAGACTCTGGTATTGTAAAGGTAAAAAATAAAAAGGTAGGTGTATCTGGTGGTATATCACAACCCCCAGGCACAGGTGGTTCTACAACCCCGCCGCCTGCTCCTAGTACATTAGAAGCTTCTGCTGCATTTACTTCTATAACTTTATCTTGGACTAAGGCTAGTTATGGCAATCATGCTTACTCAGAGATATGGAGATCACAAGACAATGCTCTTGGCGGTGCCGTACGTATAGCAACTACTAATGCTTTTGTGTACACGGACGAGGTCGGATATAACCGAAAATATTATTATTGGGTTAGGTATGTAAGTGCGTCGGATGTAGCTGGCCCCTGGAACGATACCGAAGGCACGTCAGCTACTACAGCAGTTGATGTAGGCGCAGTCATGCAACAGCTTAGTGAGGAACTAGCTAACCTACCTGGCTTTAGTACTTTGCAAAATGATATAACTGTAAATGTAGATGGTGTAAGTTCATCTTTAGCTAGTGCTTTAGGTACATTAGATACCGCAGCTGCATCCGCTCAGTCTGCTGCTAATTCTGCTCAGTCTGCTGCTAATGCTGCTCAAACAACTGCTAACGCTATTACTACTAATGCTACTAGAGTTATAAAATCTACTTCTGCTCCTACACAAAGAGCTGACGGCACTGCTTTACAGGCCCATGACATATGGGTAGATACAGATGACAACAACCAGGTGTATGCACGTAACTCATCTAACAACGGTTGGGAGAAAGCAAGAGATGCTACTCTCGTGTCAACGATAGGATCTGCTAGCTTTAGCGGGTCCGATTTAACTACTGCAATGGCCTCAGCTCAGGGTAGCATCGCAACTTTGACAACTGACACTAGCTCTAATGCAACTGCTATAAATCAATTAGAAACTAATATTGATCTTCGTAATAGAACTTTTATTAGTGCTTCAGCTCCTACTGCAACTAACACAGGCGATCTCTGGATAGACTCAGATGACAACAACAAGTTATACCGTTGGAATGGCAGTTCGTGGGTAGCAGTTAATGATACATCTGGAATAGCTGTTTACGCACAAAATAGTCAGCCAACTGGTAGTAATGTAGGTGACCTTTGGTTTGATACAGATGACAATAACAAACAATACAGGTATAACGGAACTGCATGGGTAGCAGTAGACGATTCTAGGCTGGCTGCTAACTCTACTGCTATAACTCAGTTGCAATCTACAACATCTACGCAAGGTCAAAGTATAACTACAAACGCTACCGCCATAACAAATCTACAAAGCACTCTTACTGGCTACTCTGGGTCTAGTACCGTAGCTTCTGCTATCTCTGGACTACAGACACAGATAACTAATAATGATGGAGATATCACTAGTATTTCTGGTGATGTTTCAGCATTACAAACTAGCATAAATCTAAGAAACAGAACCTTTATAAGTACCTCTGCACCAACTGCAGACAACACGGGTGATTTATGGATAGATTCAGATGACAATAATAAGCTCTATCGTTGGAACGGTAGTTCGTGGGTAGCAGTCAATGATACTTCTGGTATTGCAGTATACGCACAAAACAGTGAGCCTACTGGTAGTAACGAAGGCGACCTTTGGTTTGACACTGACGATAATAATAAACAATACAGGTACAATGGCAGTGCTTGGGTAGCCGTAGACGATTCCAGATTAGCAGCTAATTCTACTGCTATAGGACAATTACAAACTACAACATCTACACAAGGCCAAAGTATAAGCACCAACGCTAGTGCAATAACCGCATTGCAAAGTACTCTTACTGGCTACTCAGGATCTAGCACAGTAGCCTCAGCAATAAGTGGACTACAAACACAGATAACTAATAATGACGGAGACATTAGTAGTATTTCAGGGAAAGTTACAGCACTAGAAACTACTATAGATGTACGTAACAGAACTTTTGTACAGACTTCTGCACCAACTGCAGACAATGCAGGTGACCTCTGGATAGATTCAGATGACAATAACAAACTTTACCGCTGGAATGGTAGCTCCTGGGTTGCGGTCAACGACACTTCAGGCATTGCTGTTTACGCACAAACTTCAGAACCTACAGGCAGCAACGTTGGCGATTTATGGTTTGATACGGACGACAATAATAAACAGTATAGATATAACGGGACAGCTTGGGTAGCTGTAGATGACGCTAGACTAGCTGCTAATGCTTCTGCAATATCTTCATTACAAACTGCTACTACTACCAACGCTGGAGACATATCCACTATTTCAGGGCAAGTTACTCAATTAGAAACTGATATAGATTTAAGGAACAGAACTTTTATTAGCACTTCTGCGCCTACCGCTACTAATACAGGTGATATTTGGATAGATTCAGATGATAACAACAAACTCTATCGTTGGAGTGGCAGTGCTTGGGTAGCTGTTAATGACACTTCGGGCATAGCAGTTTACGCTCAAAACTCGCAACCTAGTGGAAGTAATGCAGGCGACCTTTGGTTTGATACAGATGATAATAATAAGCAATATCGTTATAACGGAAGCGCTTGGGTAGCTGTAGATGATCTTAGATTAGCTGCTAATGCTTCTGCTATAACTCAGTTGCAAACAAACACTAGTACAAACGCAGGGAATATAAGTACAAACGCTACTGCTATCCAGGGGCTACAAACAAATATCGACCTGCGTAATAGGACTTTTATACAGACTTCTGCTCCTACTGCTAGTAATGCAGGGGACCTTTGGATAGATTCAGACGATAACAATAAGTTGTATCGTTGGAGTGGTAGCGCCTGGGTAGCTGTTAATGATACTTCTGGTATTGCAATTTATGCTCAAAACTCACAACCTACTGGTGCTAACGTTGGTGATATCTGGTACGACACTGATGCTAACAATAGAGTGTATCGTTGGAATGGTAGCTCTTGGGTAGAAGTTACAGACGCTAGAACTGCATCTAATGCTAGTGCTATAACCCAGTTGCAAACGGACACTAGTACCAACGCGGGTAACATTACTACTAATGCTGGTGCTATAACAAATCTACAAGCTGCCATAAGTGGTTATACTGGTAGTGGTGCTATTGCTAGTGCTTTTAATTCTACTAACGTAAACGTTTCTACTAATGCAAATAACATCACTGCTAACATTAATTCTATAACTGCTTTACAAGCAACAGTAGGACTAGAGTTTGGTGTACGTATCAAGACCACTAATACTAGTAAAACTGTAACTATACAAACTGTAACTAACTCTGCTGGTTCAACAACAACTTCTGCCCATGGTATAAGTTCTGCTGACGTAACCGCAGGAGCTTACATTACACTAGTAGGAGCTACAGCAGTTGGTGGTATAACAACTACTCAACTAAACAAGACACACAAAATACAATCTGTGCCAAACACTACTAGCTTGACCATAGAGATTACTGGTGATGCAGCTACTTCTACTACTGCTTTTAGTAGCTACACAGCTACTGTTAATAATATTATTGGTGCCTATGCAGGTGTTGCTGAACTAGCTAATGCAACAGCAGATTTAGAAGGTAATGCTCAGGCATCTTATGTTTTACAAGTAGCCGCTAACGGTTCTGTAGCAGGTATGGTTATCGAAGCAAATGCCTCAGATGGTGGTACCGCTTCTTCGGTTCAGTTCCAAGCAGATAAGTTTGCTATATGGAATGGTTCTAGTAGCTCCGCTCCGTTTATTGTAGATAGTGGTGTTGTTTATATAGACACAGCCAGGATCAAAGATGGTTCTATTGCAGCAGCAAAGATAGGTTCTTTGAGTGCGGACGTGATTACCACAGGATCTATGAGTGCTGCACGTATAACATCGGGCGTTATGGATGCTGCACGTATATCTGGTGGTGTTATACAGTCTACTGATTTATCTACTAACGGTTCAACGACTATACATGGCGGTAATATCCAAACAAATACCATAGCCGCCAGTGCTATCAATGCTTCCTTTATACAAGCAAGTGACCTAGGTTCAAGTGGATCAACCGTGATCGATGGTTCACGTATTACAACTGGTCAAATTTCTGCAGATCGTATTGATGTTGAAGACTTAATCTTACCAACTATAAACAAAAAAGTATTAGGTACTACTATTGGTGGGTTTGCTAACAACGACATGAGGCTTGCTCAGGTAGGAGAAATAGGAACAGAACGTGGTGTATATATGGGCTACGTCAGAGTATTTGGTGGCAACGGTCAAGTTAAAACTTTAAGTATTGCTATAGGAGATGGTACTTATTCTAGTGGTGGTTCGGGTGTGCAACTTTCTGGTGCCGCTGATGCTTACAGTAATGATCCTAACTCTGGTACTTTGCCGATGGCTGATACAGGAGGAATACAATATCATTCTAACAGGGCTGAGTTCTGGGCTGGTATAGCAAGATTCCAAACTATGACCGCTGTAGCTCAGATATCTGTTACGTTTAAAAAGATAAGTGCAAACACCATACCTACACGTTTGTATATACACGCTCAGGGTGATGGGGGAACTAGGTATTTAACTAGTGTAGAGTATTCATTCCAGAGATTAGCTCTTAATCAACCTGAACAATTTACATTTAACGATATAACAGGCAATATGTCGTTCAATACAGTTATGTATTCTAATACTATTACATTAGCTGGTACTGGTTTTGATAGCGGCACAGCAACTTTGACTGGACACAACACAAGAGCAATGAGTATAAATGGGGGATCATATCAACAAACTCCTGCTACTGTTTCTGTTGGGGACACCATACAGTTAAAAGTAACAAGTGGAGCAAATCAGAACGGCGCAATTAGGCAAGCTACTCTTACTATACAAGGTGTAACGGAAACTTATAGTGTGACTAACGCAGGTCAGTTTGGAGGTATGTAATGAGCCCTTGTGCTAGTTGTCAAATGTGCTGCCGTAGTAAGATAAAACCAAAAAGACCTGCTGTATTTTTAACAGAAGAAGAAACAAAACGATTTGGTTTTAGTAGTATTACATACACAAAACGAGACGATATGTATAAATGTAAGTTTTTAGCTGAAGACGGTTGCACCTTAAAAGAAGATCGTCCAACAATGTGTAAACTCTGGCCTATGGTTGCAGAAGAAACAGGTTTTAGTGTTAGTAACCGTTGTCCACACACTGACTACTTTATCACACCAGAAAACAAGAACTTGATTGAAACACTTACAATAGTAGATAAGATGTATTTAAATAAAGTTAAAGGAAGGGAAAAAGGAATATAATGGCTTTACATAATTTTGATTACACATATGAATTTCTAGGTTGTGAAACTACATATAAAAGCGCATCTGATAAAACTCCTATTGTAGCTCAGGTTACTATTAACATTACTGCAGTAGATAAAGCAGATGATTCTAAGACTATGACTTTACAATCAACTAGAGCTATAGATCATTGTCATTTACAAAGCCAAGATTTACCAGAAGATTTTATACAAGTAGCTGATATAACAGAAGACGATTTTATTGGGTGGCATAACGCTGGTGTAGCAACTGCAGATTTAGATGGCTATTTTACATGGCAAATCTACGGCTATGCAGAAATGGATGGAACGTGATAATATAAGCTATGGCGTACAAAAGAAAAACAACAAGAAAGAAGCCAACACGTAAGAAGTCTCTTACTAAAAGACAAGAGGCTAGTATGAGTAGGCATTCTAAACACCACACCGCAAAGCATATGAAGTACATGAAGAACCTTATGATGAAGGGTAGTACTTTTACTGCTGCACATAAAAAAGCACAAAAAGCTGTAGGAAAATAATGTACGAGTATAAGTGTGGTGTAACTAGAATAGTCGACGGTGACACGGTCGATTGTGAAATAGACCTAGGCTTCGATATTATATATAAGTCTCGTGTCAGACTATACGGGATCGACACGCCAGAGTCACGAACAAGAGATTTAGATGAAAAAGCTAGAGGTAAACTAGCTTCTAAGTTTTTATCAGAGCATATATTACATGCTGACAAATTAGTAATACAAACAAAACTAGACAAGAAAGGGAAGTTCGGTAGAGTTCTAGGCGTCATCGTTGCAGATGGCGTGGATCTAAACCAAGCGCTTATAGATAATTATCTAGCTGTTGCTTATACAGGGCAAAGCAAAGATGACATCAAAGCACAACATTTAGCAAACAAGGAGGAGCTGTTAAAGCTTGGAAAATATGAAGAAGTTATTAGGTAATATCGTAGGGAGCGTAGCTCCAACATTAGGTGCAGCACTAGGTGGTCCATTAGGTGGCATGGCTGGTGATGTTATATCAAAAGTCTTAGGTGTAGAAAACAATCCAGCATCATTAGAAAAAGCAATTGCAACTGCTTCGCCAGAACAGCTCATGGAGATAAAAAAGGCAGAGATAGCTTTTGAAAAGCAAATGAAAGAGCTGGATGTAGACATATACAAAATAGAAGCTGAAGAAAAGAAAGATGCACGTAAACATTTTTCTAAAGATTGGACAGCAAGAATCATAGGTATAGCCATGGTTGGTGGTTTTCTTGGTTATATCTTCCTCGTAACGCTACAACCACCAGAGCAGAATAGTGAGGCCCTGATTAATCTCGTGTTAGGCTACTTAGGTGGTTTAGCGTCCGCAGTCATATCCTTTTATTTCGGGGCCTCCAATAAACAAGACTAATGGACTCAGCAGTAACCCTTATACAAGAAGTTGGGTTTCCTATAGCAGCAGCATTAGGTTTAGGATGGTTTATCTATAAGTTGATAATGCGTATTGTCGATGGCATGGAAACTAAATTAGACGTAGTAGATGAGAAAGTAGCGGAACAGATCGCAGCTATAGAAGAACGCCTAGGCGGGAAACTTGACTCTCAGCATGGTATACTAGTAGCATTAATAGATAGAATACGTAGCCTAGACAATGAAATTATTAGGCAAGACACGTTAATTAAAACTATTTTAGGAGTGCCGCAGTTAATTGATAGCAACAAGATAGCTAAGGCAGATAGAGATGACCAAAGGAAAGATTAGTTTAGTACTACTTCTTACAGCTAGTGTCAGTGCTGATGAAATGGTACACAAGTTCAAAAGCCCATCCTTTAGTGGAGTGGGCACATCTTCACATTATCTAACTATTGAGAACCAAGAATACAATAGAAAGGAAGCGAACAAGGCTGAACTGAAAGCCTATAAAGAACAGTTAAAAAGGGACGCCGAAAACACTACACTTGCTAGGTTTATACGTAACTTAGAAAGTAGAATCTACGCACAGCTATCCAGGCAGTTAGTAGATGCACTATTTGGAGAGACACCTAGTACATCGGGTGTCTTGGAGTTAATGGGTAATACTATTGAGTATTCTGTAAGTGATGACGGCACTATGATAACGTTGAAGATTACAGATGCTGAAGGAAATACTACAGAAATTACCGTACCTATTGGTTCCTTTACTTTCTAGTTGCGCGTCATTACTGTTTGACCCAATAGAAAATAATATAAACCCTGTACGACATATAGAAGAAGCTACTATAGATGAGCTAGTTATTACTGAGCTCGCTGATGTCCGTACGCCTACCAGGAAACCTACCGTTGCAGTGTACGCAAGTGCATTTACAGATCAAACAGGACAAAGACTTAGTAATTCTATGTATGCAAGCTTCTCTACAGCTGTTACACAACAACCGAGCGCATACTTAATTAAAGCATTAAAAGATGCAGGCAGAAATAACAATGGTTTTTTCACGGTGGTCGAGCGTATAGGAATCGACAACCTTACAAAAGAAAGACAGATCATACGTAGCGGTAGAGAGCAGAATAAAGACAGCAATAAACTAGGCACACTTTTGTTTGCTGGTTTATTACTTGAAGGCTCCGTCGTGTCGTACGAAGCGAACGAGACCAGCGGTGGCGCGGGTGCTCGTTATTTAGGGATAGGTATATCTAAGGCCTACAGAACTGATACATTGACGATCCAGCTTCGTCTTATATCGGTTAGTAGCGGTCAGGTACTAGTTGAGAAATTAGTAACTAAGACCATTCTTAGTGTATCATTATCAGACGACGTGTTTCGCTTTATCGAGGATGGCACTGAGCTAGTCGAGATAGAAAGTGGTGTAGTTAGGAATGAGTCAGGAAGTCTTGCTCTGCGCTCTGCTATAGAAACCGCCGTGTTAGGAATTATCACGGAGGGTGAACAAGCTGGATATTGGAGCTACAAATGAAAAAACTCTTACCCTTATTGTTGGTTGGTTTTTTGTATGCAGATAACGAAGTGTACGTGGACCAGGCAGGTAACAACGCTAATATAGATTTAGAGCAACTAGGCTCGTCTAATATTATTGGTGGGCTACAAGCTGCTACTGGTAACATGACTCCTCTAGACCTTGATGGTTTGAATCTAACTTTAGATATAAACCAAATAGGTGACTCTAACAAATTCCTTGGTGATATCTTAGGTGATAACATCGTAGGTTTTTTTGAGTTTGATGGAGACAGTAACGACTTTACCATACAAGTAGACCCGACTAACACCTACGGTGCAGACGACGGTAACTTCAATGTAGATGTGACAGGTTCAAGTAATGAATTTGAACTGGATATAGGTACAACTGCTCTTGCTTCTACACTTGACCTAGATTGGATTATACAAGGTGACTCTAACGAGTTAGACTTTAGTATAAACTATGACTTAGGTACTAACTATGTAGATATAGATGGTGACTCAAACACTGTTAATTTTACTGGTAGTGGTAAACAAGGTGGATACTTCTATCTAGATCAAACAGGCAATGGCAGAACTTATAACATTACACAATCATCTACATTGGCGGCCGATTGGCTTAAGATTATTTCTACTGGTAACACTGGCACTGTGTGCGTCATTCAAAATGACGGCGGCACAAGCACCAGCTGCTAGTATTGGAGATATATCAGAGCTTACAGGCAATGCTGAAGTTTTAAGGGATCAGCCTTACGGGGCTGAACTCGACTTTCCTATCCAACAGATGGACGATGTTCGTACGACTGTTGGACGGATAGCTATTACCTTTTTAGATGATTCCATTGTTAAATTAACCGAGCACTCAAAGCTCGTAATTACTGAATATATCTACGACCCAGACCCATCTAAAGGTAAGATGGCAATGAAGTTTGCCAATGGTACTGCTAGATTTATCAGTAGCAAACTAGGCAAAATTGATAAAAAGAATATTAGACTATCTACACCTACGGCTGACATTGCTATTCGTGGAACCGACTTTACGTGTACTGTGGATGAACTTGGACGTTCGCTTATTATTCTATTACCTGATGCTAACGGTATATCTAGTGGCGAGATACTTGTCACAACTGCAGCTGGTACTGTTACGCTCAACAAACCATACGAAGCAACAACTGTAGATGTGTGGGAGAACTCACCTAGCAGTCCCGTTATATTAGACCTAACATTAGACATCATAGATAACATGTTGATTGTCACTCCTCCGGACGAAGAAAAGTTATCCACAGAACAATCCACAGCGTCCGTAGGAGATAGTGGTGCTATTTTAGATATAGATTACCTAGAGTTTAATGAACTAGAACAAGACTACCTAGCTGAAGATGCTTTAGAATTCACAGAATTAGATATAAATTTTTTAGATGTAAACTTCTTTGAAGATTTACTAGCAATTATAGAAGAAGTAGACCAACTAGGTGCAGACAACTTATCCACAGGCACACTTGTACAAGGTACAGCTATAGGACAAGATTTAGAAACACAAATAATTACATTGCTCCAGGGGGAGCAAATAGCTTTTCAAAGAAAGGTCACGCAAAATGCTCAGTTGACCGTAGATGCTTCGCAGGGTTACACTATTATATTAATACAGGATGGTAAATTTCAACAGATTGTAGTGAATGGTGGAGGTAACTCTACTATTACCATTACACAGGGGTCAGGATGATCGGATTCACATGCGGAGCTTTTGATTTATTACATGCAGGTCATGTGGTTATGTTTAAAGAAGCCAGGCAGAACTGTAAACACTTAATAGTAGGCTTGCAAACAGATCCATCAATAGACCGACAAGAGAAGAACAAACCTGTCCAATCTATATATGAACGTTACATACAACTCAAAGCAGTTAAGTATATAAATGAAGTAATACCTTATGATACAGAAAAAAGTTTGCTTGATTTATTAAATAGCACACATATAGATATAAGGTTTATAGGAGAAGATTACGTCGATAAACATTTTACGGGCAAAGGAATGCACGAAGTTTATTATACGAGTCGTAAGCATTCTTTCTCTACAACAGAACTAAGGAGTAGAAAATGAAGAAATGGATTTCATTATTAACAATACCAATACTAGCTATACCGCTGCTATTTAACTGGCAGGCAGTAGAGATACTAAAACTAAAAACGTTTGATGCACTCGTACAAACACCAGCAGAGTCTGGTTGGTTTGTAACACTAGATATAACAGAAGAAGACTTAGCTGATTCGGGCGGGTGGCCGTATCCGCGTCAGGACCTTGCACGAATACATGCTGACCTCATGGATGCAGGGGCTTTAGGTGTAGGTTGGGTTATAGCTTTTCCACAAGAAGATAGATTTGGGGGTGATAAAGCTTTTGCAGATACACTTATACAGGGGCCTAGTGTACTAGCAATGTTTGAAAACCCTAACGGTAACTACCCACCTACTACAGGCACAGTTATATTAGGTGACGGTATACCTGTAGAAGCATATAAAAGTGAAGGTGTGTTAGGCAACGTGCCCGTGCTAGCAGAGTCTGCATACCAGGGGATCGCAGTTGCACGAACCGATGTAGATAACTTAGTACGTAGACTACCATTGTTAGTACAAACAGAAGATGGTTGGACTCCGTCATTTGCTATAGAGATTATAAAAATGCTTGGGGGTGCAGACACATATATAATTAGGACCGACCAAGGACAAATAACAGAACTCAAAGTACCTGGATATGGAGAGATACCTGTAGATAATTTAGGCAGACGTTGGGTGTCATGGATAGATACACCAACTACAACCCTGGCAGAAAAAGATGTTGCTGATAAATTTGTATTAGTAGGGGTAACAGCTAAAGGTGTCATGCCACAAATAGCTACACCTGCAGGTCTTAAGTACCCGCATCACGTACAAGCGGCCCTGGCAGAAAGCATGACTGTAGATGTACCGCAGATCCCAGGCCCAGCTTTGTTATATGAATTACTTATATTAGTAGGGGTCTTATCATTAGCAATAGTTATAATACGATTCTCACCTGTTGCAGGTTCTATGGCGGGGGTCGGGCTTTTATACTGCGTGCAAGCTGCAGCTGCTGTTACTCTTGCACGTAACAATATATTAATAGACTTTAGTTATAGTGCATTATCAATGACACTTATATCTGTACAAGAGTTCTGGTTACGTTTTGGTGAGCAATACAAACTAAGACAACAGATAAAGAAACAGTTTGAACATTACCTAGATCCACGGCAGGTAAAAAGATTGCAAGACAACCCTGACTTACTACAACTAGGCGGGGAGAAAAGGTATTGCACTTTCTTATTTACAGATGTTCGTGGGTTTACAGCTCTGTCGGAAAGACTACCACCTGAAGAAGTTACAGAAATCATGAACAAAGTTTTAACCGCACAAGTCGAATGTATTCAGGCCCATGGCGGTATGGTAGATAAGTTCATAGGCGACGCATGTATGGCCATCTTTAATTCCCCCCTAACTATAGATGAACATGAACAACGTGCCGTCGCCTGTGCCCAGGACATGCGCACGGCAGTACGCAACGTAAACAGACAACTAGACCACGATGTAAGAATAGGTATAGGTATAAACTCTGGAGAAGCAGTAGTGGGTAACATGGGCTCGGATAGCAGGTTTGACTATTCGGCAATAGGAGATGCTGTTAATGTAGCAGCACGATTAGAAAGTGCGACTAAAGGAGCAGGTGAAGATATATTAATAGGAGAAACTACTGCAAATAAAGTAATAGAACAAACAGCTTTGGTGTATGTTGGAACTATAAATGTAAAAGGTAAAGAGGACTTGCTAAAGGTGTATACTATATAGATGGCAAGGAACTATAAGAAAGAATATAAAAATTACCAAGGCAAACCTGCTCAAATAAAAAAGAGGGCAATGCGTAATGCGGCTAACAGAATGGCAAAAAGATTAGGGTTGATTAAGAAGGGAGATGGTAATGACGTGCATCATAAAGACGGAAATCCTAAAAATAATAAGAAATCTAACTTAAAAGTAGTAAGACGATCAAAAAACCGTTCTTTCGCCAGAAATAAGAAAGCTGGCAAAAAATGACCTCACAGAATCGCGTGTAACGCATTTTATTAGGGTACCCAAGGCCTTAGGTCCAAAACTACGAATAAATATCTGGCGGGCTTGTGCGTGCGTCCTCTGCGTTTTCTTCTTTTTCCAGTGTTTCAATGAGCTTATTTAGGTACCATTGTGCTTTTAACACGTCTTGTAGTCCTTTTTTAGCTTCATAACGCCACATATACTTTTGAATGTTACCTTTTAGATAACCTTTGAACGCCTCGGGCGTCATACTTTCTTCGATTGCCACAATACATTCCACGTTCCCTGTGTTGTAATGCGGAGGTGAGTTTACATAATCAGTCATTTGTTCCTCCTAAACAAAAATGAGCCAGTCCTTCTATAAACATTGTAAATGGAATAGATTCTTTTTGGAATTGTTTTAACGTAATAAATTTTAAATCAAAGTCTTCGGTTATGAAAACTTGGTTTTTGCAGGCAAGTACTGCGTACACGAATATATTAAATTGTTTTTGACGTTTCAGCCAGATGCGTTGTTGTTCTGATAAGTTAAATTTTATTTTGGAATTGTCACGGCTAGGAAGTTTTTCTGTGTATTTATATTCAATCCAGCAGTGGTTGCTTGGTCCTGAATAGTAGGTGTCGGGAACACCGCCGTGGTAAGGGTCGTTGATTTTCCATCGGTAGATGGTTTTGGGAAGATGCTTGTGCACCTTGTTGATGAACTCCTTTTCTTTCACATAAGGAGCGTAACACGTTCGTGCCTACGACACAATCTGTCGCAGGCCGAACGCACGTAAGTTACTTAGCGAATGAGGTTTCGTAGAAAGCCTTAACCTTGTTATAGATTTCGTCTTTCAACCAGTCAACACCACCAATGTCGATGTTAACCCATGAACCCTTAGCATTGCTTTGTGGTACAGAAGCCATCTTCCACAAGAAAGAGAACCTGTCTCCACCTTGCTTCATGATTTTTGTATTCCATTCTCTAGATACCTTGAGCTTCGATGAAGCACAGTCAAATAGAAAAGGTATGTCAGATATTTCTGCAGTCTTTTCGTCCAACCTTAGTAAGGTATGGATTTGAGTCTGAGTAATATCGTGCTTCTCTAGCTCTAAGTTATTATCACTTAGGTAGTTTTCAGCTTCGGTTCTTGTTGGGAAGTTCCCTACAAGTCCGCCACCTTCTTCACGCTTTCTCCACACCACAAATTCTTCTTTGAAGTGCACATTCACTACGTACATAGATGAACCGTAGTTTTCACCAGTTACAGTATTAATGAAGTCACCCTCTTGGGCTCCGTCAATATACTCACTATGGTTTTTATCTACTTCGTTATTCATCTTCTGTAGAAGTTTTACCCTCGGTACCGATATATGTTCCGAAGATACATTCTCGTTACCTAGTTTAGATCCCGCTTTTACATGAGCCGGGACTTTGCTCGTTACTACGCTTATTTCGTTTGACATCGTTATTTCTCCTTTCGTCATTCGTTTATCGTTATTATTATTATGTTGACCTAAAATTAATTTTGGTCAACTCCGTGCTTTCAACCCCAGGGATATCATCCCCAAGACCGATAGCTTCCCTATAGGCAGTAGCTGACATGCGTTTTTGTAGTAGCTCAAACCTTCCAGTTTTTGCTACGTACTCTTGTAACGCATCCCAGTTATCGACTGTAGGTACAATCTCCTTTTTAAGGGAGAGTGTTCGTCCACCATTAGATATTTTCTCAAGACCTTCGTCTTGCATTCTAATGGCTATCTGTGCTTCGAGCTCTCGCTTTTGCACATTGTATTCTTTCTCTTGTGCTTTTAGGTCTGTGATACCCTCACGCACTCTGCCGTACTCGGCTAATAAGTCATTTAGTTTCTTTGCCATGTCCTACCTCCTGTAATATTGACAATAAGTTTTCCATTCGCCCTAGCTTAGTATTAAGCTTTTTATACACCTCGGGCTCCCAAGTGTTTCTCGCTTGTATAAGTATAGTTTCGGTCTTTTGTGTTTGACCTGCTCTATGTATACGTTGGTTGAATTGTTGAAAGTGTTCTGCATTGTACGTAGGAGAACACCATATGATTGTGTTAGCTTTAGTCAGTGTCAAACCATGACCTGCTGATTGTGGATGACACAACAGCATTTGGATTTGACCAGCTTGGAATCGTGTGACTATGTCTTTTCTCTTCTCAGCTTTGACCGTACCATCTATAACTTCATACGACACACCTTGTTTGTTTGCTAGTTCAATCAATGCGTCACGTTCGTGTCGCCAGTTGAATGCTACCAGGGTATGTGCACGTTGTTCTACAAGAGTCATAACTATGTCATAACGTTCTTGATGAATGAACTGCACCAACTTGTCTTCGTCGTAGACTGCGCCTGTAACTAGCTGCAGGAGCTTTTTGACACGAGCACCCGCATGTACAGCATTGACTGTTCCTGTTTTAGTATACAAAACAGAATCGTCAGCAAGGAGTTTGTATTTTTGCTGTACTTGCTTGGACAAGTTAGTGTTGATTGTACGTGTTACATTGTCAGGTAGATCCATACACTCTGACAGTGCGTAACGTATTGTTATGTCACGCAGTCTAATAGCAACTGCGTCTTCGGCATCAGGCTTGTCTATCCACTCATTGGCAAAGCCATTGAACTTAGGTGTACAAACCTGTGACCTGAATTGAAAGAACCTAGCACCTAGTCGTTCGCCGTCGTCGACTAGGTATGCTGGGTGCCAGACATCTAGAATAGTATTACTATTAGGAGTACCAGACATGGCAATCCTATTAGTAAAATGGTGGATGATATCTTTGAGATTTTTACTACGTTTGGCTGTGCGATTTTTAAAAGCGGTAAATTCGTCAATAACGATTGTATCGAATTGCTTACAATACCGTGTATTTTTACGTAAGAAGTTGACAGCTTCGAAGTTAGTGATGACCATATCGAGGTCATTTTGTTTAAATATTTTTTCCCTGTTTTTAGCATAAGCTACTCCATATTTTATATCGGGTTGGAACTTACGTATGTCCTCCCCCCACGCTGCTTCCAGTATTGAAAGTGGCGCTAGAACTAATGTTCTGCCTCCAAGTATAGCATGAGCATCTAAAACCGCACGAGTTTTGCCAGTGCCTGGGTCTGAGGTAATCATACATTTTGGATTTGCTACTATGAAATTAGTAGTCTTTTGTTGGTGGTCGTAAGCCACAGGTATATCGTTCATCGTTACTCCTTAATCGTTCTTTGTTAATCGTTATTCGTTAATATTATTATATCAGGTTTCTGCCCACTCGCAAATAGGGTGTTCACCCTTACCATACGAGCACCACTTGCAATTGTAATTGCTAGGGTTTGGCGGAAAGTCTGTTGCGGTAGTCATCGCTACTGCTCGATCGTGCAACTTGGGCATAAAGACCATAGCCTCATCCCGCGTATACACCTGTTCTAACATAGTGCCATGGTCGAGATACCATATTTCGGTCTTAGCAATCTGTAAGTCTGGGTATCTGAAGAAACTACCGATTGCGTAAACAAGTGCTTGTTGACTATGAGCGATCTCATTGCCGTACGCTTTACCTGTTTTGTAATCAATAACTCTTGCAGATGTTTCGTCTTCGTGTACAAACGCATCTAGTTTGATACGTCCCCACGTGTCAGGTGCCAACCAGCCAGTTGTTTCCCAACCGATTGTAAAACCCCAATCACCCTCAAGTTCTACTTTTGCATCAGCGTACATGGATCGGAGGGCCTTGAACTGAGATGTAAATTTTTTGAGGGTGTCAGGTAGTTCACCTAGCTTACCTGCTACATAGTCTTCAGCTTGTTTGTGTATTTCTGTACCACGTGCAGCTGCGGGACCGAAGTCCTCTTGCACTTTTTTTACTTTGGCTATGTAAGAGCGGTAAGCACAAGATTCAAATGTTTTTAAAGTCGAGTATGACCAGGCTGGTATATAGCCTAACTCGATGTCCTCCTTGACCTCAACCGTTGAGATTAGGTCTGGACGCTTGGATTGTGTTAGATTCTTCATCTATTAGTCCTAAGTCCCTTTCATCGAAGTGTTCTCCGATTAACTCCTTTTTCACATTATTATCTATTTTCCAAATCAATACAACCCCGCGTGGAATGCCAGCTGTACGATCCTTGCTAACACGTTTACGTGCGGTTTTTATATTTAGCCTGGACATACGTTTAGCAAACTCACGCTGTGAGATGGTGTTACGACTGTCAGTTAGTGCGTCGTACACAACTTTAAAATGAGCTAGTGGTATAACTTGCTCGTTATTAGATTGTGCTAACCATTCTTTAACGTATCGTTGTGCTGTACTAATTCCACCTGCGTCGAAAGTGTTTGTAAGTGGTATGTCTAATACTTCTGTAAAATATTCTAGGTTGCGTATGCGTATTGCATTTGCAAATTCTTCTAGTATAGACATAGATACTTCTTTCATTTCTTTCTTGGCATCGTTTTCTAGAGCTGTGTGGGCCATACGTGCGTCGACCTGGAAGCGCTGCAGTATGCCTGCCACGATATATAGTTCTTGTTCTAGTAGTTCTATATTCTCTATGACTTGTTTATTAGCTACTTCTAGTTTAGTTTCTTGTCGCGGTGCAACGTTGTACCTTCTGTCGCTGTCTTCTATTTTGACTGCATCTGCTCTGTTAGTTAGAAAGATGAAGTTCGTGTAAGATGGCAGCTCGATCTGGTTGGTACGCATGGCTCTGATTGTCAGGGTTGGTTCTGTAATCTGATGTTTTAGTTTATCAGCCATTTTACCTACCGAGCCAGAGTCAGCCATACGAAACTCATCTACAACTAAAAACATTGCAGTACGCATGTACAAGTTGAACTGTTCTTCTATATTTTCTAAAGAACGCATTGGTGTTTGTTGTTCACCAAATAGTGGCTTTAGAATTTTGTGTACAAACAGACCTTTACCAGTGCCCGGTACGCCCGTGAATATCCACGCGGTCATAGCCTTGCGTTTGTTCTGGTATATGTACGCAAGCCAATTTATAAAATGTTCGAACTCAGGTTTGCCGTTACCTAGAATGTGCATAACTAAATTATAAAAATTCGGTGCAACGTCCTGGATCTGGATGGCATCTCCGTACGAAAGTTCTTTTACATTTTCTTGTGGCTTAAGCATATACTTTGTTCGCCTAAATAAGTTTACGCTGTATGGGATTGTGTCCAGGTTAATACCTTCGTCACTGCTCGGATCAAATACGACACGAGCATCTGGGACATAATCCAAGGCGCCGCGACCATGAGACTTAAGAAAATCGTTAAGACTGTTTTTATTGGTGGGCGTGAGTGGGTAGTTCTCACTAAACTGTTGTTTTGTTTCATCATATACTCCGTTATAAAATGTGTCTGTGTAAAAATCACGTAAGACAATTGGTTTTTGTTTAGTATCTGCATCTATTTTATCTGCAAAGATATCAAAGATACTTCTGTAGAAATCAGCATCAGCTTTTTCTATTTCCCATATAGGTTCTCCTTTAAAGTTGTACATGTAATGTGGGTTGGTTAATAAAAAGTAATAACCTCCACTGTCGCCTCCGTTCACATTACAGTTAACGTAGGGCTCTGAAACACGTGTAACTTCTATGGTCATTTTGTCTGGGTTTTGTAGCACTTCGTGCGACTCACCAGCAACGCTGACCGTGGATAACTTGCCTGTCCTTTTAGGAAGGTTGTTTTTCTTCCTAAGATTGTCTTTAATCTGCAAACCAAGGGCGTGTACCTTTTCAGGGTTAACGCCGACTAAAGATGAGGAGATTTTAAGAACAGCTGAGCCACGGTCAACCTTGATGAATCTAGCTTCTGGGTACGGATCTTCAACGCCAGTAAATTTAGGTGTTGCTATGTAAATTAACTTACTGTTATCTGCAACTGACGGGTCTAACACGCACGAAAGACTTTGGCCGTTGGCCGATAAAGTAATTTGTTCTGCAAGGAACTCTGTTTCGTAGTTAAGACCACGCATAAAGTCCTTGAGCGTTTTTGGGTGTACTGGCATATCCATAAGAAAGAACAAATGTAATGAAATTGTATCTTTCTTAATACCTAAAGATGCACTGGCTTGTACTATGTACGAACAATCGTGGAATATCTCAGGTAACTGAAGCACGATACGATCTGCCATAGCTTGCAAGTCATCTCCTGGGGTTGCACGTAGACCATCAATATCTAACACAAGCAACTCTGTTGGAGCTGTTCGGTCAGACATAAATGCTCGGGGTTCATCTACAAGCGGACGTTTTAATGGTCCTTTTAACATACACATGCCGTTTGCAGCTGCACTGCAAAGTGCACGAAATAGTTTGCTTAGTCCTTTCTTGTCAACTGTTATGCTTTCTTCTGTAGAAGTAAAGTTTTTAACAAGAGGATAGGGTTTTGTACCATCCTTTGTTATTTCTTTGACAAGTGGTTTTTTAGCTTCTAAAAATACAACTTTCATTTTTTCTCCTTCTTTGTATAAACTTCTTCCCTATCTATGCGGACATTAGAGTCAGCTTCGAACGCGAGTTTGCATGCGCGTTGAGAAATACTGGTGACCGTAATCGTACACATGTCCCCCTGGGGTGTGTACACTTTGACACGATCGCCAATCTTTCTTGTTAGGATTAAGTTTGATTTTTTATTTGTCATATACCTGGCTTACGCCTCCCTCTGCATCGAGTGGTAAATCTTGACACCAACTCGGTGGAGTTTTCATAATATTTAGTATCTTTTCCATTGTAACATCTGAATCAAGTTGTGAACCTAATGCGATGATTTCGTCATGGACTTGTAATACTACATCTACTTCTGGCAGTGCGTGTACTTCTAACATCTGGTCAGTTATAACAACACGTGCAAGTGCCTGAATAACGTTTTCGGCCAAGCGGGGCCCGTAAGTACGCACGATACCTTTTTGCGTATTGTATATAAATTCACCACCTGCATACCGTAAATCAGGGTATGAAAGTGCCATGCCGTTTGGCAAGACTAGCTGCTGTGGTCCGACCGTAACTGGGCCGTAGGTAATACCGTAGTCTCTGGGTGAAATCATATTAAATAATAAGTCTTTCATGCGAGACCAAAGTATTGGTATATTGCTATACATACCTCGATACTGTTGAACGATCTGTGCAGCGGTTGTGTCCGTAACATCAACTGATGGTGAACCTGTCTTGAGTGTGTCTTGGAACTTTACGTGTCCCATTCCGTAACCCAGACCTAACACCGCAGTTTTGCCGACATATCTTTCTAGCTTATCTGTTTTGGTTATTGGCTTTCCGTACACTTGTGAAGCGAATTCACAATAGACATCACGACCTTGAGCAAAAGCGTCTAACAAGTCAGCTTCTTTTGCTAACCAAGCTAACATACGTGCTTCGATGTTAGACAAATCAGCTATAAACAGCCGTTGTCCTTCAGGGGCTTTGATTGCCGTACGTAACTTAGAACCACGTGGTAGGTTTTGTAAGTTGATTTTATCTGAGCCACCGAATCTACCTGTATGTGCGGCATAGTATCGTAGTGGTACACCGAATGTGCCGTCAGGGTTGCACGAATCAATAAAGCGTTGCGCTCTAGTCTCATCAATACGTGACTTAACTACCTCACGGGCGTCCCACAACGCACGATGTTCTGGATACATATTGCACATTTGTAAGTAGGCAGGGTCATTTTTTCCAAACGCAGGTATTTGTTTGCCTGTGGTTGGACTTTTCTTTGTCGGTACTGTTATGCCCAGCTGCTCCAGGTGCGCACGAAACTTTTGTTGTGACGCAAGAATTTCGCGTGTTACACCTGACGCATCTATTGCAAGCTCTGCACGTTCTGCCATATCTTCTTTGTATTGCAACAGCATTGGCTGGTCCAATAGAAGTTTTGGCTCAACGAACATACGTGTTGTTAAGTCAATCAGGTCAAGCTCTGACTCTGGAAACTTAGACACGTAGGACTGAAAAAGTGCATACGTTAGATCCACATCTTGAATGCAGTACGAACCTATTTGTTCGTCTAGCTCTGGGTCAAGGTCGCGTATACCTTTGGCATTCACGAGTTCTTCTCCCTTACGCATTGTCTCATCCTTTGGGAATTCACGAATGACACACTCTTTCAGCCTAGCTGACACATTAGGGTATAAACCTCTGCTCATCGCAGCCGTATCATAATAATACGCAGGATTATATCCGTAGTGCCTTGTAAGAATGAAGGCATCAAACAGAGTATTATGGCAAACTAGGGCGGTATCGCTCCAGTCTATTGCAGCTAAGATATCGTCTGTCTCATCTGCGTTGTACCATTCGGTATCTCCGTCGTCCACTTTCAGTCCTACTCCCCAAACTTTAAAATCTTTGTGATTTATATATTGTGCTGTAGACATTTTTGTTAATGAGAACTGTACGTCGTAGTACGTCTCAAAGTCTAAATATAATTTTTTCATTTAAATAACCACCTTATAAATTTTTTTATGTCTTGTTCTAGGTTCTCTAGCATTTGTAATAAACTGTTAAATTCATCCTTCATCTCTTTTCTCCAAAACTACGAACAGGTCGCATTGGTTTTTTCTTGCGAGTTCCATATCGTTATAACAATCTATATCCATGTCATTTAACACATCTTGTATGTTATCTAACATTTCATGGTGGCCTTGGTTGGCTTCGTATATTTTTAACCAGTGTTGTGGTTGTTGTGGTTTACTCATAGTTCCTCCTTGAACTTTTTCATTTTTGTACACCATTCTTCGTACTCTGAACGCTTTGCACGTTCCCATCCTATTTGCTTACTGGTGTACATGTTGTAAGCAACAGATATTTTGACAAATTTCCATTGTATGTGGGGTAAATCTGCTGGGTCATTGTATGTATATGGATGTATTGGATTACGTTTTACATATACATGTGATGGTGGCATTTAATTACTCCTTAATTAAATTTGACAAAAGACAATTATGTCTTTATGACTATAGATATTACATCATGGTGATGTAATACACAAATGGAGAAGCAATATGGCAACTTTTACAAGTGACATGGTAGCTGGAAATCAATCATTCAAGCCGTTCCCAAGTGGAGCGATTGGTGTTAGATACGCAAAGATTAATGTAAATGCTGCAGTTAACGCAGGCGACGTATACAAAATGGTAGACGTATTTGCTGGTGAAACTGTGCATGATGTTAAGATTAAATCTAGCGACCTAGATACAGGTACTGGCCTTGTGTTTGGTGTTGGTGATGGCGGAGATACTGATAAGTACATCGCTGCATCTACATGTGGACAAGGTGGTACTGCTGATGAGAAAGATGATGGCGTAGCTCCTGTGAACTATTCTTCAGACGACACAATTGATGTTATCTGTGAAGTAGCTCCAGCAGGTGACGTTGCATCTGGAACAATCGAACTTTGGGTATACATATCCTAAGTTAAAGACGCATAGCCCAAGCCGGGACACCGAATCTTGGGCTATACTAATGCCACTCCTTGGCATGTTAATGAACAGGAGGCTCCTTCCAGTTACCTTCTGAAATAAATTGTTCCCAACTACCGTCGTAAGCAAACGTAAACATTATACAGAGTTTTACACCCTCTTCTGATTCGAAATACTTATCTCTAGCAGCTGCGATACCGTGGTCCGCGGCGAATTCGCCGACGTCCCACATGTAGTTTTTAATAGCACTCATAACGCTACTCCTTTGCTATAGTGACCAAAGTACTGTTGAAATAAAGCTTTAGCTTTTACATCAGTATAATATGGTCTATTTTCTGCTTTAGCCTCGTTATCTGCCATGTCTCTCCACTTCCAGAAGTTGTACTGAAAGTCTTGACGTTCATCGTAGATAAATTCTGGATAAGGCATTATTGCTTGGTTATTCATTCATTACCCCCTAGTAAAGATGATTCTAACATAACCTCATTAAACTCCTGTTTTGCATCAGGTGTCAATAAGTCTTCTGCTTTTACTTTGGTTTCTACTTTGCGTTTTGTAGCTGGCGTAGCCATTTCTTTAAGCTTCTCTTCTGGTACTAGAGACCTACCGCCAGGAAACTCATCTAAGAATTTCTTGAGCGTGGTTATAGGTTCTACAAAGTCTTCGAACTTCTTAACCATGTCGCTTACTTTCTGCTTTGCCATAGGTATAGCTTGTAGTTTATCACACATAGTAACGTCGGTAACAACGAGAGCGAGGTTGCATGTTGGTGCGTAATCCTCTTTTGCTCTGTAGTTATCTTCGTCGCCATTAGTAATAAATGGTAAGAAAGGTGCGTTTTCGCCAAAGTCATGCACAAACAACATGTCGCCTTCTACATAGCTGTCAGATGCTGGCACTACTTTGCCGTCCCATTTGTCATGAAAAGCACAATGCCATTGAGACACTGTTGTCATGTTCTCTGACTGTGGTCGACTAGGATTACACACTACATAAAGCTGAGATGGCTTTTTGATAGGACACATCCTTTCGTTGTCACCATACTCTTGGTTAATAGCATTTATAGAGCCATACATTCTGTTGTACTCTTTGGTATATAAACCTTTGTACCTATTAGAATGCTGAGCCATAAGCTCTGCAAATTGCTCTGCAGTTTCTACAAGCTTTGCAAAATCCGTTGTGTTAGCTTGTTGTTGTATAGAATCCACAACCTCATTGATCGTGGATTCTACATCGAATTGTGTATTGTAAGCAGTTTGACATTGCTTACGATACGCCGATATGAGCTGATTCCTCAGCTCGATTGTCATTCTTACAGATGCCATAGTAACCTCCTTGTTATTGCATTTGTATGACCTCGCCGAACGGGGCGTTGGTCTCGTTTGTTGTAATCCATAGAACTGGATAGTGCGGTTTATCACCGAAATCGCTAGATTCTAAGTCGGTAAGATATACTAGAGCAGCTGCATTGGGATAATTCTCATTGACATAATCAATGACCGGTGAGAATCTAGTTCCGCCTCTGCCTTCGTATGTTACTTTTAGTGGCAACGATTCGCGTGTGTACTCAGTAGCATTTTGTACCTCAGCATCGCATTGCAGAAATTGAACACGCTCTGGTGCTAGTTCGTGCAATATGTACGACGTCTCGGTTGTAAACTGCGTGAGCTCATCTTCGCTGATCGAGCCTGATGTGTCGACTGCAACTACAATCTCCTCTAGACAAGGATTATGTAGCGAAGGTAGATACATACCGCGAGCGATAAATCGTCTGTTTGGTCTAACCCAGGTGAAGTCAGACTTGTTGTTGGAACGTAAGAAACGAGCCAACACAGCCTTCCAGTCGACCTTTGGGTCAGTAATATCTGATATAACAGACTCCATAGAGCCAGACAATTTACCTTGGGCTTTAGCCGCCTCGGCAGCCTGATGTATTGCTACAGTCAGGCCAGCCTCGATAGCACTAGTTTTACCACTAGTGCCGTCAGCGCCAGGGTGGTCCATAACTCCACCACATTTACCAGGGTCTAACAACTTGCTATCCTGGTCGGGTAGCATGCCGTAGATGGCCTCCGCAGTCATATCATTGTACTGCGCATCCACAAGCCCGCCCTTCGGTAATATAAAACCTTCCGCAACCAAATAGTTATTGATTGCGTAGTCACACGCTACATTCCACTTAGTAGCATCACGTTCGTTCCTACGTGTAATATGTAGAAACACAACGTGAAGCACTTCGTGTGCCAAGAAGCCAATCCTCTCCATGTCCGTAAGTTTCTCGAACCACTTAGGGTTGTAAAACAAATGGACACCATCTACTGCGCCAGTCGGTTCGTCCCACTCAACTACCTTGAGTCGGAGACACAACGTGCCAAAGAATGGATTGTCAAGGATTAGTCTTGACCTAGCTTTTACGAATAATGGATTCATTAGTCGTCTCCAAGTAACGCATCTTCAAGCAACACTTCGCGTAATTCAGATAACTCATTGTCCGCAATCTCTGCTTGCTCTTTCTTGCGACCTGAACGGTCGTCAACTTCGTGCATTTTTTGCAGTCTATCTTGCGGTACTAAGTCCTTGATATACGGCGCAGCTTTCATCAGCTGGTTAAGCGTAGAGAACTTGTGAAGAACCGTGTCTAGGTTGTTAACGTATTCACGTTTCTTGCGGTCTCTGTTGCTGTTAAACATTTCCGTCTCGATACAATGTAAGAATGTCGGGTTGTCAGGATCGACTTTAACCCTCATCTCATCGCCATATTTTACCAACACAGTAGGAACTTCTACGTTTGGTAAGTCTAGCGTGTACGATTTGGTTTCGTAATGTTCGTTACCCTCATCGTCAGTAGAATCTAGATACTGTGACGATATAACAAGATAACGAACCGTATTAACTGGCATATCAAATCCCCAGACGTCTTTAAATTGTTTACTGGTTACGTCTATCTTTTGCTGATAGCCTTCATCAATAAACAATTGCATACCGTCTTTGGCATACTCTTTCTTGGGATTAGCCGAGTCATATTTGTTCTCTGCCGCACGTCGAATGTCGTACGTTAGAGACTGTGATAATCTAACCGTTTTCATAGAACCTCCTTGTTATAAGATAACGTTAGCGTTTTTAGTAATCCAGTTACGTACAGCTGGGTGCTGACGCAACTCTTTGCTCCTAGCAAGGCAACCTTTGACTAGAACAACTTGATACTCGACAACTAGTTTGTCAGCGAGTTTCATAATGTTATCCATCTTGTCATCCTCTGCTCTTGCTGCGACCGCATTAGCCAAAGCATATAACAACGCTGGGTTGTCATCACGCTTGTACTTAGATGGGTCTTTGATAATAGCATCGATATCAGGTAGCTTGCTTGCGATGTCTTTGAACGCAACAAACTCGCCTGCAGCACCGTCACCGACTAGTGATGCAACACCGAAGAACAATCTGTCTGGGTCAGTGTTAGCTTTACCAAGCTTTCTGCTGACCATAGACCATGCACGTGGTGTTGGGAATGCGTACTCATCTGCATTGAAACTAGACAGAAGTCCAGGTCTGTACTGAATGAACGATATCAGATCCGTATCAATGTTGTGTTGATGAGCCCACTGAACCCAGTCATCGAGCGTTGGTTCAAGCTCGTAATGAGCTAGTCTGTTTCTAACTGGCGATGGCATCTGATACACAGCTGCACTGTCAGTTAGTCTGTTACCTGCACAAACTAAAGCCCAACCAGCTGGGAGCTCATAATCACCTAGCTTTCTGTTGAGCAATAGTTGTAAAAATGCGTTCTGTGTTGCAGGTGGCGCAGTTGGTAACTCGTCAATAAACAAGATACCTCTGTCGCCGTCGCGTTCTGCAATTGGGAACACGTCAGGTACAGCCCAGGACGTATATTTAGTAGCATCTACATTCTCTTGAGCGAGATATGGTATGCCACGTACGTCGACTGGGTCGAATAAGTTTGCACGAAAGTCAATAATATTCATATTGAGCTCGGCGGCTACTTGAGCTGGTATGTCAGACTTACCGATACCTGGACCGCCCCATATCATTGCGGGGTAGCCTGCTGTAACAGCGTCTTTCAATTCAGCTTTTAGTGCTTGTGGATTTATAGTTTGCATTTTAAGACCTCCATTCTGGTTCTACAGTCTGCCACTTAGTTTTGACCGTAGGTATTTTAATTTTAACAGGGCTACTCATAATCACCTTGTCCTCCTTTACGACTGTTAGTTTCTCGTGCACCATCGTCTTTTTCATAACGAACAAGACAAGTGAAGCAGATAAACCGCCAATCATTGCTGCAGTCATACCGCTGAATGTGCCGTAAAAGCACACCATCAATGTAACTGTAATTAAGACGTCCACAAAGATATCGTGACCGATAGCTTTACGACCGCCTGCTTTAAGCGCTAGAATCAGCAAACCTAGCGCCGACAGTATCCCTACCATTAACATCTCGATTCCTCCAGGCTAAATAAGCCATATATGCGAACTGAATTAGTTCTATTAATATCCAAAGCGCTGTTGTCAACGCACCAACTATATTTGCATTCATAATAACCTCCATAGTAAATACAATATTGAACCGATACCGACCCCGATACCGAGCAGTAAAAGTGAGTATTGAATACTCGTAGCAATGCCAAAGAGTACGAACAAAACGCCCGTACCCATTAGCACCGATCTAAAATAGTCTTTAATCATAGTTCCTCCTACCATGAACAGTCGTACCAAACCTTCTTGCCCTCATCGAGCCATTGCAGTGCTCGTTCACAGAACTTAAGGTCGAGTGCTTTATATTCTTTCATTGATTCTTCTTGGAACTGATGTCCCCAAAAGAAACCATCTGGACAGAAAGGCAAGCTGTCAGTCTCGACTAGGTTTTGTAACCTTTCGATGTCCTCACGTTCTAAGAAGATGATTTCAGACAGGTCATGCTTACCGTCCATACGGAGCCCTCCCCAGTGTTTGGCATCTTCACCGAACTCTCTGACTCTCCATAGCTGTTGCATGTACTCTTGCAATCTAGCATGTTTACGCCAGTAGAAATCGTCATCAGCGTGTAGTGTTTCGCTGAGCGCCTCGTGATTGATTGGCTCAACGTTTTGTGGTTGCGGTTCTTGAAAACCTGCATATGCGTCTAATCCCATAGTTACCTCCTTGTTTGTAAATGGGTTAAAGTTAGTAGCCAGCTTCTCATCTGGCTGTGGTCGTTCCGGTGACACCGACACGTACTTTAGTACGACTACGTGCTGTCGTGATGCGTGAGTAATACACACACAACATAAAACTATATGGAAGCGACAACTTGTTTGGCGCAATCTAGGTGGTTCCACTCGGTTCCACATGGTTCCAAGTCCCGTGGAACACAATCTGGCCCGTAACGACAACGGTTCTAGGGTATGGTTCCGTTGTTCCATATAAAAATAACATTCATTCATCGTTCTTTATCCTAGGTCGATGGTCGACCGTAATGTAGTAGCTGCTGAACTTGGCGGAACCGTGGAACCGCCGGCAAGCACATGCCCCCCTTGAGCTGTAATGGCAGGCATTTGAAACGGTTCCACTTAATGGTTCCACATCGGGGCAGGTCCGTGGAACACAGGGAACCATCGTCAAGCGTGGCATATGCATGCAGGCACATTCGCATGCGCTCATGATGATAGTAGTTGGCAGGCATGATAGTAGTCCTTTTAATAAAAAAAGACAGGACACCCGAAGGTGCCCCGATATGGCTAATCTAAAAGTTTAAATTAGGATTGAATTGGTCAGACTTGACCGAAGAAGTTGGTTTGGATTTCTCAGATTTGAGATAGTCTCTGACGATGTATGTCCAAGCTGCTAGTAATGCTGCTCTTGATAGGACTGTCAAAGCTATGTAAACGATTACTGCAATTGCTGCGTAATCAATAAGTACTAATGTAGTATTCATTATGCTCTCCAATGTTCAACCAGAGCCCATATGGACTCTGGTATGTAATGGCTACTCATGACTGCCTCGCAGGTTGTTCTGGATTCATGCCAGGTAGCTCTGGTTGTACAGGTTCTGATGGGACTTCGTTGTTAGTCTCATCTCTCACTGCATTTTTATAGTTCTCATCAGTCTGTTCGCCAGTACCGATGACTTTAGGTTGTTCAGTCATACCACGACCGAACTCAAGTGCAAAAGTGGATGCTGTTTGTGTCGCCCACTTAGCAACTGGGAGCGTAGCTTTCGCCACGCCCTTTGTTGCACGACCAAGATAATATCCTAGTCTCATTACTTGTTCTCCGTAGAGAATTCTCTACCGAAAGCAGTAACAGCAGTACCACCTTGTAGATTCAAATGGTCTTGAATCTCGAACGCTACGCTACCGTCAGGCTTGATTAGAAAGAACTTGAATATGTTCTTAATAGATACCATCTTGTAGTATGCAGGGTCTGATTTGTCCTTGCATTTTGGGTCGTAGTTAGGGTTAGCTATCTTAGCATCCATGTTAAGGTTGCCCCTTTGGGATATTGATAGTGCGTTACCCTTTTCTGCTTCGATAGTGTTGACGTCAAAGCTCGTCTCGTATTTATTGTTAGCCATAATAAACTCCTTTTATATTAGCTAGTTAAACGTGTAAGTAACCATTACCTACATCATAAAACTATATGGAAAACGACGACTGTCGTTAGCGTTGTAATTAATTGAAACAAGGTTCCAAAAGGTTGAAAGTCGATTGTGTTTTAGAAACCGAATCCGGGTCGGGGGTGGGTCGCTGGCAGACGGGATGGGGAATACGAGACGGGTATATGAAACATTTTTCAAAAAAAATTTTTTATTATAAATTTCCAATATAAAAGGTTATAAGGTATATTTAGGAATATGAGCCTAGTAGCAGATCAAGAAATGCAGGTGACCGAAGAAGAAAGGATTGAACTTCAGTCACATTACCCATACGCCGGAGTAAAATTATCTGAGCTTTCTGTTCAAGAAGAAAGATTGATTTTGTTTCATTTAAGAGGACTTACAAAAGCAGCTGCAGGCCGTGCTGCCGGGTACCGTAATATGGACCACGTGTACGAAGTATTTAAGAAACCAAAAATACAAAAAGCTGTTGGGTATCTTAGAGAAGAGATGCGCGAAGAAGTTAAGTTTGATAGAACCACGGCTACTACTATGTATCTTGAGGCCCATCGAAAATCGGCCACCGCCACAGAAGAAAAAAACGTCGTCGACTCCCTATGTAAACTGCATGGGTTATTCGCACCAGAACAAGCAACCCAGGTTAATATAAATGTAGACAAGATCCAGCAACTAGAACGACTGCCGGATTCCGAGCTTTTAAAATTAGCCGGAGTAGATACATCTTATTTAGAACCACAAGGAGAAAAGAATGACTAGTAAATACGAAATGGCGGCTAGAGCTAGAAAGAAAAAACGTAAGACAAGTAAGTTTCCAGATATGAATAAGGACGGGAAGATTACCCGAGCCGATATCATAATGGCAGCTAAGAAGAAGAAAAATAAGAAAAAGTGAGGGTAGTAGTAACTGGAGCCAAAGGATATATCGGCACCCAGGTAGTAAACCTTCTTTCTCAAAAATCCGGCCTAGAACTTATACCACTAGATATAGAAGAGTGGGACATTCGACAGGCGTCCAAGGATATAGCACCTGATATAGATGTCGTAGTACATTTAGCAGCATTAGTAAAAGTAGGCGAAAGTGTCGAAAGACCTACAGCATATTTTTATACAAACACAGTCGGAACAAAAAATGTCATTAGTAGATTTCCAAATGCAAAAATTATTTTTGCATCTACCGGAGCAGCATACGATCCAGCGTCACCTTATGCGCTATCAAAAGTAGCGGCCGAAGATATAGTTAAAGAGAACTGCTCGGACTATACAATTTTTCGTTTTTTCAATGTCGGTGGTCGGACACCAACTAACCCAGAGGGTTTGTACGCGGCAACACAAAACGCAGTAGAGTCAGGAACTTTTACTATTTTTGGAAATGATTACAAAACGTCGGATGGTACATGTGTCAGAGATTACGTGCACATCGACGATCTGTGCGCCGCTATTGTAGCGGCAGTCGGGCAACCAGGCACAAAAACTATAGAACCAATCGGCTCGGGTAAGTCATATACAGTTAAAGAATATGTTGACGCCTTCCTACAAGTTAATGGTACACTATTTAATATAGAGTTTGGCGAAAGACGTCCAGGCGATAATGAAAAGTCGGAGGTCCCATTTGTCTCGCGATTTATGGTCCCTACGAAAACAATTTATGACATAGTGAGGATCTAGATATGGCACATTGTATAAACGCAAAACCTAAGTCTATGAAGATGAAAGGCAAAAAGAAAAAGAAGGGTACTACCAAGAAATCCTACAAAGGAGGGAAGAAAGGTGGCTACTAAGAAAAAATCTAGTAGTAAGTATCACACAACTAAAGATGGCAGAAGAGCCAAAAAAGGTTTGTGGTATAACATAGCCCAAAAAAGAAAGAAGGGTAAACCAATGCGTAAAAAAGGCGCAAAGGGTGCACCTACTCAAAAAGCTATTAAGCGTTCACAAAAAAAGAAAAGATAATGCCTAGGAAAAGAGCAAAAGCTATAAGAAGAACCACCGGTAAAGGTGGTAATTATAGAAAGACTAAGTCTGGTGCAGGGATGACTAAAAAAGGCGTTGCTGCCTATAGAAAAGCTAATCCCGGCTCGAAACTAAAAACTGCTGTTACTGGTAAAGTCAAAAAAGGGTCTAAAGCTGCAAAAAGACGTAAATCTTATTGCGCAAGGAGCGCAGGGCAACTAAAAAGGAGTTCTGCAAAGACTAGAAACGATCCTAATTCAAGAATTAGGCAAGCAAGGAGAAGATGGAAGTGCTAGAAAATATTTTAGGCATCTCGTTACTTATTGTTATGGGTTTGGCGGCATATATGTCGTCTCATATTGTATCTGAGCGTAAAGCTGGTAAGCAATTACCGCTACCTTGGGATAAAAAACCCAAAAAAAGAGGTAGACCACCTAAAAAACGCAAGTGACAGAGCAAATTAAGCTAGAATGCTATAAGTGTAAGAAACTTTTAGCAGAAAACCTCGTATTACCTAAAGGTTTATGCGTATATTGTGCTGCGGACGAAGCAGATCAGCTTCCGCAGCCTAAAAAACAAGAAAAAGCACAAAAAAAGGCCGAAACTGCACAAATTCGTGCCGAACAAGAGCTCGCGAAGAGAATTCTAGCCCGAAAACGCATGATTCCGTTCGTAGAGAAGTTTAATCCTGATTACCAAGCCGGTTGGGTGCATAAAGACATCTGTAAAAGGCTAGAAAAGTTCAGTCAGGACGTTGCGGACAAGAAATCCCCAAGATTAATGCTGTTTATGCCGCCTCGTCACGGAAAATCGACTTTAGCTAGTATAGCTTTCCCTGCTTGGCACCTCGGGCGTAACCCAGGACACGAATTTATTAGTTGTTCGTACTCTGGATCGCTTGCAATGAGCTTTTCTAGGAAAGTTAGACAAGTTTTAAGGGAACCAAGCTATAAAAAGGTGTTTGAAGACACTAGATTAGACAAAGATTCACAATCTGTGGAGTCTTGGCAGACAACATCGGGTGGTGGGTACGTTGCAGCTGGTGTTGGTGGTGGTATTACGGGTAAAGGTGCCCATATTTTACTAATTGACGACCCAGTTAAGAACAGAGAGGACGCAGAATCCGAAAACAGCCGCGAAGCGACCTGGGACTGGTATACTTCGACCGCATATACACGTTTAGCGCCAGGTGGCGGTATTTTAGTCATTTTAACTAGGTGGCACGACGATGATCTAGCTGGTAGGTTGTTAATGGCTAGTGAAAACGGGGCCGATGACTGGGAAGTGGTCAAATATCCAGCAATTGCAGAAGAAGATGAAGAATATCGTGCATTGGGTGAATCTCTGCATCCAGAACGGTACGACATAGGATCATTAGAAAAAATACAAAAAGCTATAGGCCCTAGAGACTGGTCAGCACTATATCAACAGAACCCAGTGTCTGATGATGGTGATTACTTTACTAGGGATATGATTCAATATTATGACCCACCTGACTTAGATTATGATAGACTTCGATATTATACGGCTTGGGATTTAGCCATAGGTCAAAGAGATAGGAATGACTTTTCGGTAGGAATTACTGTAGGCGTAGACGAATATGACAATATGTACATTGTTGATGTCATACGTGGTAAGTATGATGGTTTTGAGTTAGTAGAAAAGATACTAGATTTTTACGAGCAATGGAAGCCCGGCATTATCGGTATAGAAAAAGGTCATATAGAAATGGCAATTGGTCCTTTTCTACAAAAACGTGTAGCAGAACGTAAATTACATTCTGCGTATTTTAAAGATTTAAAAGTAGGTAGACGTGACAAAGAAGCTAGAGCTAGAGCTATCCAGGGTAGAATGCAACAGGGTAAAGTATTCTTACCCGAAGGTGCATTATGGACGGGCCCAATGGTTGCTGAACTTTTGCGTTTTCCTAATGGCGTGCATGATGACCAGGTTGATGCTCTGGCCTGGGTTGGTTTAATGATGTCAGAGTACGCAACTTTCTATGAGGCACCAGAACATGTACCTTCGTGGAGAGATAGGTTAAACTTAATAGCAAAAGGACCGAAAAAGAAATCGGCAATGAGTGCGTAGTATGGCATATAAGAAAAAAACAAAGAAAAATCTTAACAAAGCAGAAGAACTTACACTAGCCAAACAACAGTGGGATTGTTATACACGAGCGCGTGACCACGGCCACGAAGAATATGTTGAGATGGCGCAAAAATGTGATGCGTATTATAGGGGTCAACAGTGGGATGATTTTGATATGCAACAACTCGATGACCAGGGCAGGCCAGCACTAACAATAAATACAATCTTACCTACAATCAATGCAGTGCTTGGGGAACAAAGCACGAAAAAAGCAGATATACAATTTAAACCTAGGGGTGGTGGTAACCAAGAAGTCGCTGACGTGCTTACTATGGTTTACCAGCAGATAGCAGACAACAACAAGTTAGATTGGATAGAAAACCAAGTATTTTCTGATGGGTTAATACAAGACAGGGGCTGGTTTGATGTACGTATAGATTTCTCTGACCACATTAGAGGCGAAGTAAGAATAGAATCTAAAGACCCATTAGATATTCTTATAGACCCAGATGCAAAACATTACGACCCAAGGACTTGGAACGAAATATTTGAAACTAAGTGGATGAGCTTAGATGAAATAGAAGAAGTATACGGGCAAGACAAAGCAGACAAGTTAAGGATACTAGCAGAGACGGGCACTACCTTAGGTGCCGACTCTATGGAATACGAAGAAGAAAGATATGGAGATACGGACGAACATAATTACGGACAACAGTTTCCAGGGGATCCTGACAACGCACGAATGCTTAGGTCTATTAGAGTTATAGAAAGACAGTATTACAGACTAAAAGATTGCATGTTTTACCTAGACCCAGTTACTGGTGATATGCGCGAGGTCCCATATAATTGGTCTAAGAAAAAAAGAGAACAATTCGCAGACCAGTTCGGTTTAGACATATTAGAAAAAACAGTAAGAAAAGTAAGGTGGACAGTAACAGCAGACACAGTTGTTTTATTTGATGACTGGTCTCCTTATAAACATTTTACGCTCGTGCCTTATTTTCCATATTTTCGAAGAGGGAAACCGTTCGGTATGGTCCGAAACTTATTATCCCCACAAGAACAGCTCAACAAAATAACCTCGCAAGAGCTGCATATAGTAAATACAACAGCAAATAGTGGCTGGATTGTAGAGAACGGTTCTCTTTCGGGCATGACTGCAGACGATCTAGAGGAACATGGAGCGGAAACAGGTTTAGTATTAGAATTTAATAGAGGCTCTACCCCACCAGCAAAGATACCACCTAACCAAATACCTACCGGGTTAGATAGATTAGGTCAAAAAGCAGCAGCTAATATTAAACAGATAAGTGGTATTACAGATGCAATGTTGGGTATGGATAGCGCAGAAGTATCTGGAGTAGCTATACAACAAAAACAAAACAGAGGCTCTACTTTATTACAGGTGCCACTAACTAATTTAGCAAAAACTAGACAATACTTAGCAGAGTCTATTTTAGATTTAGTACAAAGTTTTTATACAGAAGAAAGAATAATACAAGTTACAGACGAGGAAGATCCTTACAAACCTAGAAAGTCAATGCGTGTTAATCAGATGACACCAGAGGGCCAGGTTGTAAACGACTTGCAGTTAGGTGAATATGACGTTGTAGTTTCACAAGCCCCAGCTAGAGATAACTTTGACGAAATGCAGTTTGCTGAAGCTATAGCACTGCGCCAAGTTGGAGTGCCGATTCCGGACGACATGATAGTAGAGTACTCGCACATGTCACGTAAAGCAGATATTGCAGATAGAATTAGAAAACAACAAGGTACTGCACCACCTACACAGCAACAGATAGAGATGCAGAAGTTCCAAATGGAATCACAAATCAGAGCTGCACAGCTTGAAATAGCAAAACTAGAAGCAGAAGTCGCTAACATACAAACAGCAGCTGCACTAAACGCAGCTAAAGTAGATCAGATAGAAACCGAACCACAGTTGAAGATTGCAGAATTACAAAGTAAAATTCAATCTAAACGTGAAGAACTCGATTTACGTGAAAGGTTGTCAGCACTGACAAACGAAATGCGTAAAGAACAGAGTGACACAGCAGCGGCGTCCAAGATGGCCGTCGAAGCATTAAAAAACTTAGACAAAACAGGAGGTACTGAATAATGGCTAAGACTCAAGATAATACTACCGCGGAAGATAAGGTCGAACTAGATGTAATGCCTGGAGCAGATCCTATATCTGAAGAAGAAGCAAAACCGTTCGAAGTTGACATGAACTTTGAAACACCAGAAGAAGACGAAGAAGAAGCCCAGGAGGAAGCTGATGAAAATGTCGAGGTTGAAGAAGAACCACTTGAAGAGCCTGAAGAGGACGAAGAAGAGGAAGTCGTTGAAGCTGCAGACGCAGAAGCAGAAGATTCAGGAGAAGAAGAGTTACTGGCAGAAGATGAGGGAGATACACAACAACCTGAGGGAACAGATGAGGCAGGACTTGCTCAAAAAGAACCAATGATTCCTAAGTCTAGGTTTGATGAAGTTTTAGCTAAACAAAAAGCTTTACAGAAAAAACTAGATGATGCACTAGCTCCACAAGTAGAAGACGTAAAAGAAGCACCTGAGTTTGATTTTGATACAAAGGAAATAGAGTATCAAACTTTAGTGATGGAAGGCGAAAGCGAAAAAGCTACGCAACTAAGAAAAGAAATTAGAGAAGCTGAAAAACAACAGATGATGTTTGAAGTACAAGCTAAGATGGGCCAGACAGTTTCGCAGAACCAAGAAATGGTAGACCTGCAGACCAAAGCTACTCAATTAGAGTCTATGTACCCAGAACTAAACCAAGCTAATCCAGAATTTAACCAAGATAAAACCAATGAAGTACTAGAACTAAGAGATGCTTACATGACACAAGGTTATATGGGTGCGGATGCTTTAGATAAAGCTGTAAAACTACTTATGGGAACGCCAGCAACACAAGCACAAAAAGCTGACCCAGTACAAGAAAAAATTGTAGAGAAAAAGAAGATAGCTAATACCACTAAAAAGGTACAAGCGTCTGAAAAACAACCACCAGCGATGAAAGGTAAGAATAAAGTAGAGAAAAAAGTAGATATTAATAAGATGTCTGTTGATGAATTTTCTGCATTGCCTGACGAAACTTTACGCAGAATGCGTGGAGATTTCGGATAAACTGTGGTATAAATTAAATAAGTTCGCACGTAAGAGCGATATCTTACCGGGGTCGTGTCCGTAAAAAACGTTATTCGCCTGCACAGGGCGTAAAACTGGCCGGAGTCGTGTCCGCAAACAACGAGAGCGTTATCCCAACGAAATAGGGTATACGGATAAAAGTCGCTCCAAAAGTCGACTGGTTAATAAACTTTAATGATAGGAGAAATATCATGGCAAATACTAACTTTGCTGCGTTGACCAGTGAGCAGTTAACCATCTGGTCTAGAGATTTCTGGCGTGTAGCTAGAAATATGTCCTTCATTAACCAATTCGCGGGTAGCGGATCTAACGCAATGGTTCAGAGAATATCTGAGCTTACTCAATCAGAAAAGGGAGCTAGAGCTGTATTAACACTTTTAGCTGACATGACTGGTGACGGTATTGTTGGAGACAACACTCTCGAGGGTAATGAAGAATCACTAAGAGCGTACGACATCGTCGTAACAATCGACCAACTAAGATTTGCGAACAGGCTGTCAGGTAGACTGGCTGATCAAAAATCAGTTGTGAACTTTAGGGAACATTCAAGAGATGCTCTTGCTTATGCAATGGCTGACAGAATGGACCAATTAGCATTCCTTACACTAAGTGGTATTGGGTATAACCTTAAGAACAATGGTGCGTTAAGACCATCAATGAACTCAGGGCAAAACTTAAACGACTTAGAGTTCTCAGGCGCTATAAGTGCTCCAACTTCTAACAGACATAGAAGAGTGGATGCATCTGGCGGTCTTGTAGCTGGTGATGTTACTGCTATGGATGCAGCTGACAAATTAAGCTACAGCACTATTGTAGATCTAAAAGCTTACGCTAAAGATAACTACATTAGAGGACTAAGAGGTGCGGGTAACGACGAGACATTCCATCTTTTCGTAACACCACAAGTAATGGCTGACCTAAAACTTGATTCAGACTTCCTTGCTAACGTAAGACAAGCTGGAGTAAGAGGACCAGGTTCAAGCTTATTCTCAGGTTCATCTAGCTTAATGGTTGATGGAGTTATGATTCATGAGTTCAGACATGTGTTTAACACAAACAGTGCGCTTAGTGGATCATCATCAAATGCAGGTGCTGCTGGTTACAAATGGGGTGCTAACGCTGACGTTAACGGCTCAAGATGTATCTTCGCAGGTGCTCAAGCATTAGCTATGGCAGATATTGGTATACCAGAAATAGTAGAAGACACATTCGACTATGGTAACCAAAACGGTATTTCAATTGGTAAAATATTCGGACTCAAGAAGCCAGTTTATCACTCAGACCACTCAGGTCAGAATGAAGACTTTGGTGTTATTGCGTTAGATGTTGCATACTAATTGTGATATATTTTATGGGTGGCTTTTAAAAGTCACCCATTTTTAAGGAGGAAATTATGTGGATAGTATCAAATGAAGACAAGTCAATAGCTTCTACCTGGGGCGCAAGTATACATTTAAAAGCTGGCGAACCAAGACAAGTAGGCGATGACTTAGGATTACTTTGTTTACAAGCCGGATGCACGGAGGTAAAGAACGTCAAAGAAGAACCAGCACCAGCAGTTGAAGAAGCTCCCGTAGAGGAAGTTATCGAAGAAGTTGCTGAGGAAGCGGTATCTTTTGAGGACATGACCAAAGTACAGCTAGAAGAATATGGCAGAGGCATTGGGATTGAACTTGATAGACGTAAAAAGAAATCAGATTTAATCGCAGAATTAGAAGCTGCACAATAAGGATAAATTATGGCATTAACCGGGACAAATTTGCTAAGTAGGATTAAGGACATCTTACAAGACACTACTAGTGTTAGATGGCCAGAAGCTGAAATACTTAGATATATTAATGATGCACAAAGAGAAATTGTAAACTACAGACCAGAGTCATCTGCAAAGACTGACAATGTACAATTAACTACTGGAACCAAACAAGCTTTACCTTCTGACGGTCTTAGACTAATCAAGGTAACTAGGAATATGAGTGCAGCAAGTGGTAGTGCTACTGGTAAAAGAGCAATTAGAATTGTAAATGTAGATATCTTAAACACACAAGAGCCGGACTGGAATGATCCGACTGTTAGTGGAGATGCACAACACGGAACTGTAGTTAAACACTACATCTTCGACGAAGATGACCCAAAAAACTATTACGTATATCCAGGAGTAGCTGGAAATGCTTTTATAGAAATAGTGTATTCAAAAGTACCTACAGATTTAAGTAGTGCAAGTTCAAACCTAGATATAGATGATATTTATGGTAACGCAGTTATTGATTATGTCTTGTTTAGAGCTTACCAAAAAGATTCTGAGTATGCAGGTAACGCACAAAGAGCGCAGACACATTACCAACTATTTTTGAATTGTATCGGACAGGGCATGCAGGCACAGGAACTACTAAGCCCGAACAACGATAGGACGTCAAATATAGGAGGAATGCCAACGCCACCTGTAGTACCACAACAGGGAAGATAAAATGGCGAGTTACTCTTCTTTAGTAAAAGAAGTTTTACCTTACGTGCCTTTCTGCCCGGACAGTTTGGTGGAGAGTAACTTACGTTCAACTACTATAGAATTTTGCGAACGTTCTAAAGCGTATGTTTTAGATATGGACGCTTTCAACACTATCTCAGGTGTATACGAATACGACTTTGATATACCTACAGGCACAGAAGTGCATCAAGTTTTACACATGACGTACGATGGTAGGGATATGGACCCTATAAGCCCACGAAGCCTAGAAGTAAATTATCCAGATTGGAGAGATAGAACAGGTACACCGCATGTGTATCTACAGAAAACAGAGTCTACATTTTGGCTAGTGCCAGTGCCAAGCGGGTCTTTCCCAGTTATAGCTAGCGTAGCTTTAAAACCATCTAGAAGTTCTAACAACATAGATACTAGGATATCTAATCAATATAGAGATGCTCTTATATACGGTACTTTATATAGATTACTACGTATGCCTAGCAGAGAGTGGACAGATGTAAATGCAGCTAGAGAGTATCTAGCCCAGTTTAATAATGAAATAACCCAAGCAGAACTTCGTGCAAGAGGCGGGGATCTGGGAGTTAAACGAACAGTAAAATACAAAGGAATAGGTAAGCCAAGGAGGCGCTATGGAAGATACGGAAGGGAGATCGATTACTAATGACTTTGTTAAACCAGTGCTTACCGACATACGTTCCACGTGGAACATTATCAAACCTGGTTTAGAAAGCATATTAGAAGATAATCCAAGTCTAACTTTTATTCCCGAAGATGTTTTTAGCGAGTGCGTAAATGAAAGAGCGTTTTTATTTACCTCTCCAGTCGGGTTTTTAGTACTTACTATAGAGGTAGATAGGTACACAAAAGACAAGACATTGTATATGTGGATAGCGTATACTTACAATAAGGGCAGACACGAGTGGTTGGCCCATGAAGACTGGATCGAAGCGTTAGCAAGAGAGTCTGGTTGTAAGTACATAGAGGCGCAATCTCATGTACCAGAGCTAGAACCTTATGCTAAAAAGCTAGGTTGGAGTTTAGATACAAGGGTATATAGGAGAAAAGTTAATGAGTAAGCCGAAACAGTCAGAGTACAAGGCGAGTGAAGCAGAGAAAGCCAATGCTGCTGTAGCGATGGCGGACAAAAAATATTTTAGAGAAAACTATCTGCCAAAACAAAGAGAATTTATAGAACGGTCTTTTAATGAAGAGGCTGGCCTTATGAGTATGGGTGAGGGTAGAGCCCAGGCTGATACTATGCAAGCTCTTACTTCAAACCCTAACAGAAGAGCTGTAGCAGCTGTAGATGCACAAGCAGATTTAGCAGCGGCAGCAGGAGCACAACAATTACAAGGTACGGCCCAAGGCCTTATGGGTGCAAGAAGCGATCAAATATCGGGTATTAAAAGTGCTAATCAAATGGCTAGTCAAACAGCTTCTGGGTTATCACAAGCTTCTAAAATTGCTACTACAGATACTCTTAACCGTGCAAAAGCAAAACAGATAAGAAGAGCCGGCTTGATAAAAGCAGGTACAACTTTAGGTGTACAAGCAGGTAAAAACTTTAGTCAATACAGGGCTGCAGAATCTTTAAACGCCGAAGAAACAAGAAAAAATACAGATAAGGATGGCAACCTACAACCAGGTGGCGATTACATCCCTATGGATGAAAATGCAAACATATTCCAAATAGCATTTGGTAGAGGTTTAGGAGATTACGGCGGATGAGTTTAGCAGATGGATTTAGATCAGCATACGACAACATAAGATCACAACAAGACTACGTTGGCGGTTTACAAAATGTACAAGACCCAGACAAAGCTTTTGCAGGAATGTTGCGTCAAGATTATAACGACTATATAGCTAACTTTAGACAATTCGAAGACAGGTTACTAGGTATGACTGATGACACTACATTAGTAGACAGGTCTAGAGAAAACGCAGCTAAGCAAGCAGAAGTAGCAGCTGGCATACAACAAAGAAATTTAGAAAGATACGGAGGCGGCGGTCTATCTGCTGCACAGTTGCAAGAGCAACAAAGGTCCGCACAAAGAGGCTCACAGTTATCTATGGCAAACACGGTAAATAATGCCAGAGTACAGCAAAGAGAAATGAACCAGGCGTTATTACAAGAAATTATAGGGATAGGCCAGGGCGTAAATGCTAGGGCTTTAGAAGGACTAGGCACTGCGGCCCAAGGTGAAGTAGCAAGAAGGGGGGCGTATAAACAAGCTAAGGCTAATTATTCTTCCCAAATGACTAATATGGGCGCATCTATATTAGCAGCATTTTTAATATAACATGGCAAGTTTAGCAGATTTACAAAGAGCTGGAGCAATACAACAGCAAGTTAGAACAAGAAACTTGCAAGGAGCCGCTGAGCTTTTAGAAAGTGTTTCCCCTTACCTTACTTTGACAGAACTAGAAAGCAAGGAGTATGGTTCTATAAGTGAAGATAACTTTACAAAGCTGTATAAGGAAGAACCCGACAAAGTTTTAAAGATTTTAAACTCTAGCCCAACAGCTACTACCTACACAGACATAAATACCGGAGAAAGGGCTAAAGGTAAAATAGTAAATATAAGAGAACAAGACGGCAAAATTACTTTTGATATACAAGGTAAACAAGGCATAGTCCCTAAGACATTAGGTTTCAGTAACGACCCAAAAGATATAGTTATGGCTACTGATAGAGAAGGCTTACGTACTATGGTAAATGCTATAGTTCAGGGCTCTGGCAATAGACTTACAGCAGCTAAAAAAGGTTTTGGTAGTAGAACCCAAGGTATTCTTACGAATGAGGTTGCTAGACAAAACTTAGCGAATGACCAACTAAGGAAGCTAGAAGATGCAGAAAATGCACCAGATGCTATAGGTATTTTAGAAGACCAAGTAGACGCCGGAATGGACCCTAGGGAAGCGTTTGCTATGATTACACAAATAGCAACTGATTTTAATAATGGTTTAGATGACTTAAGAAGAAAACAGGGTGAAGAACTTACGCAAGTTGATAAAGATTTAGAGCAATACAGAAGTGATAGAGAAAAAGCCGATAATATGAGCGACTTTTCAAGGTTTGGTTCTGCTATTGGGACTGGTTCAGGTATACCGCTTGGGGATAGGGATGTACAGCCGACTCCAAAAAGCGAAGAAGAGCTAGCGGCGGAAAAACAAAAACAAAACTTACTAACACGTATAGGAAATACTAATATAGCTATGCCTAGAAATGCCTCACCTGATGTTATTTTTAATTTCATAGAACAAAATTCAAACTTGTTACAGGAGTTTGGTATAGAACAAGCAAATGTAGATAAAGCAAGAGCAGCTTTATTTAAATACAACGTACAAAAACCAGAAGATTTAAAAACAATACCTGAATATGATGACGAGCTAGATATAAACAAAGTAGAACTAGCGTCTGCTTTAGCTGTAGCAGCTGGCGGTGATTTTAATACTGAATTTCAACAGAGTTTAAACCTATTAGAAACTGGCAATATAAACACAACTAGAATGCAAGAACAGACATTCAATCAAAATACTATGAAGTTCAACGAAGACCTTAAAGTTAGGTCTGAAGCGAATAAAATCGAAGCTAGAAAAGCAGCGGCAGAAGCTGGTAATAAAGCAATCGAAGATGCTTACAACGCATTTGATAAAGATTTAATTGCTCTTAATAAGTATATAAATAAAGGCGTAGGAGACGAAGGCGGCATAGGAGATATAACTGCAAACGAAGCCCAATTCCACTTTAAGCGAATGGTTGATAAATTTACAAACGCTCAGTTAGATGGAACTGTATCTAACGCTATGGTAGATGGTATGAGACTTGGCGTAGGGCAAGCTTTATATAGCGTTATGATGAACAGGGGTGATGATGACCAGCCGTGGTATCAAAAAATATTTGGGGGCAGACCTAACCAGCAGCAGACTTTAGGTGATATTGTTAATACAGCACGAGGTATTTACGAAGAAAAAGTAGGAGGCGGCTTACAACTTAAGAAAATAATATTCGTAGATTCTTCAGGTCAACAAGTAGGAAAAGCTATAGAAGGTAAAGTCTTTACTGACACCTTTAATGATCTAGCCACAAACGTAGAAGTTTCTCAGTTTATAAAACCTTATAGAGGAGATTAATCCATGGCAATTGACAGCAATACAATTGCCAGGCTTAAACAAACCCCAGACGCCGACAAAACAACTCCTGTACAAGTCGCAGGCAGACTTGCTACTCCAGATGCAACTTATGTTGAAAGAATAGACACTATGGGAGAGGCCTTCAAGGCCGGTATACAATCAGGTGCTGCAAACATAGCGGCCCAAAATCAAAACTTTTTAGCCGCTATAGATACACTCCGAGGAGATGACTTATCTGCACGAAACAGACTACGAGAAGCGGATTTTATAGAAGACCAGTCTGGTATACCTTTACAAGGACTTGAAAAAGACTTTGCTAGTGCGCTTGAAGAAAATGACGTACACGGTTTTTTCCTAAATATGGCTTCTGCCACGGGACAGTTTATACCTTCTTTAGCAGCAAGTTTAGCTGAAGCTGTCGTAGTAGGAGGACTTGTTGCAGGGGGAACAGTACTTTCTGGCGGTACTCTGACTCCTGGTTTAGTAGCAGCGGCTGGTGCAGGAACGGCTGCAAGAAGAAAAGGTGTAGAAACCGGAGTAAAACGCTTACAAAGACTTAAGCCCGGCGCAGATAAAAAAGATGTAGAGGACCTTTTAGATAGGGCCTATAGAAACCAGATAGCTGTAAACAAGGGTACTAAACCTCCGTTTAAAATTGAGGGAGATGAGTTAAATTTCTTAGATGAAATATACGCGGGTCTTAGGTCAAACATGCGTGGTAAAAGATTTGCCCAGGGTGCAGTGTTAGGTGCGTTTACACAAGAACAAAGAATGGGTACTGGTATAGCTTTTAGTGATTACGCAGACCAAGGTATGACTAGTAAACAAGATGCTATAGATTCTCTTTTACAAGGTACTGCTTTTGGTATTGTAGGAATAGGGTCTGAAGCTGCAACAGTAGGCGCAACTTTAAGAGCTTTTAAAAGACCAGGTAGAGTCAAGAAACAACAAATAGGAGATGATCCGTTTAAGTTTGATCCTATACCTCCGGGTAGTGCTTTTAAAGACTTTGCTTCTATAACTGCTGTTACAGCCGCAGGGGAAGGGCTTGCTGAATTTTTACAGGAAGAGCTATCCGTACAACAAAAATTTAGAATAGACGATGATTACACGAAAGCACAAGCAAGGATAGATAGAGTAAATGCTTTGTTTGCAGGTCTTATGGGTGGTTTAGGTGTTGGTGGCGGTTTAGGTGCTGGTACAGCTGTTATGAATAAAGCCAGGACTATGGGGCAAAGAAACGCAGCTGAACGACAAATGATGCGTATTTTTTCTGAAAGAGAAACAGCCGCAGAATTAGGTGCAGTTATGGGTGAACGTTCAGGGGCCCTGGAAACGCAGTTTGACTTTGCACAAAATGAAAACTCTAATGCAGACAGTGTTTTTGTACCTATTGAAGCTAAGGCAGAGTTTGCAAAGGTACAAGCAAATATAGAAAAAATGTTTGAGGGCAAAGAGTTGTTTAGTGTATCAACCCCACTAGGAGCTTTCTTTACTACAGACCGACGTAAAGCTGGCAGATTAGCAAACGTAATGGATAGTGGTTATAAATACGACACCGGTGTTTTAGACGAGTTTTTAGCACAAGCACTTGGCTACAGCAGAACCAGAGACCCAAAAGACAATGCGGTAGTAGGCGTTTTTGATAACGAAAAACAAGAGTTTACTAAATATCAATCTGCTCAGTCAGACAATGCAGCTGATATGAAACAAGCTGAAAATGCTATGAAAATGGCAAGGGGTGCCATGGATCCTAAAAGGTACACCATAGAAACTCAAAGCTTGGCCCAACATAGAAGATTTAGACAAGAAGGATTACCAAA